AAATTCTGTGCTAGGAGTTTCTTCTAATGCTTTTGGTCAAGTAATAGCTAAGGATAGTAGTAATCTAAAAGTAAAAGTAGCCAATTCTAAACATTACTTTATTTCTTCAGAAAATATAATTTCTAATGTAACAGTAAATACATCTGCTACCTACCAACAATCTTTTACTTCTACTCCTATAGTAATAGATAGTAACTCATACTCTATAAATGGCACAAGTAACACTTTTGCTCTACCGCATGTTCCCTCGCATAAAGCAGAAATTGAAATATATGCTGACAATGTATTTATAGAATCTGAAAAATATGTATGGCCTAGTACAGTTTTAGATGGTGTAGGAGTAGATTTTAAAGATATAGAAATAGTAACCTTTCCAGCCGCTAATGATAGGGCTATAGTAACTAGTGCTAATTTTCCTACTACGGGTACTACTAGTTTAACTCTGAAAATATCTACGGGAGATAAAGATTCTTTGTCTTTTTTAGGATCTAATACTCCTACTACTCAAATACAAACAGGATCTAGTACTATAACTACTATATATCCTTCTAACTTTGTGTTAAATAGAAATGCTTTTGAAGAAGAACCTATTGTAAGATTATACTCTATCTACTATCCAGGAGAGTGGTACCCTGCTAATGATAAGGGCAATCCTACAGGAGAAGGAGCAGGAAGGCCTTGGCCTTACGGTTTCCCTATTAGATATGCAGAAATAATAGGAGAAGACTTTTCTATTGAGGACTATACAATAACTCATCAAAGTAATAACTACGTATCTTTTCCTATTAACTATCCTGGAATCTCTATTAGCTCTGATGGATCTATAGGAGAGATAGACTTAGAAATAAGTAGTATTGATTTAGCTCTACCCACCTTAGTAGAAGATCCTTTCCTAGTAGGGTACAATAATACTTCTGCAATATCTAGTACTGTTAACGGGGAGGTACTAACTAACATTGATCCAAGAACTGTACTTTCTAACCCTTCTTATGACTCAGATATAGCAGATTCTAGAGGACAAAATCAACCTTATGATTATAATACTACTAGCTCTTTAGGAGAAGAATGGATTTCTTTGATGCCGGATAGTAGAGACTTGTTAGGGGCGGTAGTAGAAGTAAGAAGCTATTATGCATCTTCACTAGAGTATTGGCCTGAGTTTTCTATCATAAGTGGAGTATCTGGAGATTCTATACGCTTAGAATCTACAGCCCCTTATAGAGTAGGAGACACCGTAAATAGTAATGTAAGTACTAGTACTGCTACTATTACAAATGTTTATAGTAATAACTATATAAAATTAGATCAATCTATTACTGGCGCTGTAATAGGAGATAAACTTTTAATAAATAATAGCAATTATGATCCTGATGCTTATGTAGAAAGAAAGTTTACAATTAATAAACTTAACTCATATAATGATTCTTCTATTAGTTTTAACTTAGGAAGTAGAACAACTAATTTATTAAAAGAAGTGCCAAGAAGAAAATTTTATAAAAACACTTGCCCTTGGAAATATAAAGGAGTAGAGTGTAAGTATCCTAGTGGAGGTACAGGGGTAATTAGCAATAGTGTGCTGCCTAAAACTGCTAATGGTATGTTCACTATAAATAATGTGGCGACTTCTGACCCTAACTTAGATAAATGTTCTAAAAGTATATCTGCTTGTAAATTACGAAATAATTTATTAAATTGGGGAGGGTTTCCCGGTGTTAGAAACAAAGTTTAATTTACTTTTAGATACAATAGGCAAATATTCTCAGTCTCAGTACCCTTTAGAGGCTTGTGGTATAATTACTTTAGATTTTGAATTTATACCCAGCAGTAACTTAAGTAATAATCCTAGACACAGTTTTATAATTGATCCTATTGTTGTTAATAGGTATGACGAAAATATATGGGGTATTTTTCATTCTCATACAGATGAAAAGTTTGAAACCCCCTCAGAATTAGATATGTCTTTAACCGTATATCCAGATATAAAATTTATATTATTTAATAATAAAAATTTTTACATATATTGGTATGACACAGATAAAAATATTAAAAGGTACGAAAAGTTTAATGAAGATCACTGTAAATATTAATAAGCCTCTTAGAACTTTCTTTGATGATAGGTCTGATGTAATACTAGATGCTTCAGATTACTTTGATATATACTCTGGTCTTAAAAATATGTTTCCTAAATTTGAGAAGTTATTAAACTCTATGAAGAATACAGAGTCTAAATTTCAAGATGTAGTGTTTATTCAAGACAACAAAATTATAGACGTATCTAAATTTAAATTAATAATTAAAGAAAACTTAGAAGTATCGTTAACGCCTGTATTTTTTGGAGCAGCCCCTTCTTATACTTTTTCTAATTTATATAGTGATATAAAATCTAGTTTTATGTATCCTTTATTTGGTTTATCTACTGCTAGTACAGAGTCTTCTGACTTCGAAGGATTAGATAAAAGAATACTAGACTCATCTTTATTTGGGAGAGCAGAAGAAGTATACGCAGCAGGTATGAGAACAGAAAATGATGTATTCGGGGACTTACAAATCAATACTAATGCAAAACTGCCTATAGGACTTCATTACGGTCTTGTAAGAGTATCAGGTACTTTAATAAATAATTATACTAAAACATATAGATGTGATCCTGATGTGTTTAGAGTAAAGGATGTAATACCTTAATGGCTATTTCACCACTGACCTTATCTGTAGGGCAAAATCAAACATTTCAAAAGCAGTTAACTAAACTAAATACAGATATTCAGTTTAGTCATGTCGCTATTGGTGAAGGGCCTATATACAGAATAAATCCAAACGGTGTTCAAGATATTAGAGTAGATGGTAAGTTTATTGATGATTTAATAACTGTTAATAATGAGCCAGATCCTTATGTTTTTCAATACAAAAGTACTACTGGTAGTATTAATCAGCAGGTACTCACTCCTTTCAGCGATGAAGTGACAAATAATTTAAGATTCTCCTCTCCTGTGGTTCTTAAGTCGGGACAGATAAAAGGTGTTGTAACGGGAGTACCTGAAGCTAATGTAATCTTTTTTCCGACTTCTGCTTCTGTAGGAGATAATCCTATAGACACTTTAGTATTTAAATTTTCTGTCGAAGAGTTATACAAACAAGATACTAATAATAATTCTACTACAGGGCCACAGAATCAAAGATTAGATTTAAGAATAATAGTACATGATAGAAATGAAACATCAAACATAAATAACTATATTGCTTTAGTACAACACTCTTTTACTGAGACTATTACCTTTGATACTATATTAGAAGTACCTATAAGTATACCTTCAGCTAACCAAAGTGATAATGGGTATAGAGTATCAGTACTAAAAGGTTCAGATGACACTTTGGACTCTGAGATTAGTTCTGAAGTTTCTTTTTTAGGTTTTAATGAAATATCTCACGAACCTTTCTCGTACCCTAGAACAGCTAGTATAGGCTATGCTTTAAAAGCTACTGGGCTAAGATCAGATGCTGTTCTAAACTACTCTAGTTTAGTAAAAGGTCTTATAGTTAAAGTCCCTTCTAATTATGATCAACCTATACTAACTAATGGGGAAGTAGACTGGAGAGAAGTAGAAGTTGATGACATAACTTCTACAGGATACGAACTTCAGTCCTCTCCAGGAATTGTTAGTTTTGATGCTAATCCTATAGTTTATAAAGGTATTTGGGATGGTACTTTTAAATATGACTGGACTCAGAATCCTGCATGGATTATATATGATTTATTAACTAATACTTCTTATGGATATGGAATACCCGAGTCTTACATAGATAAGTATAACTTTTATAAAGCGTCACAAATATTTGATGCAGTAGAGCCTGAAACAGGAAAATTTATAGGTGTTGAAACATACGCTGATGGTAGTATACGTCATAAGCCTAGAGGACAATTTACGTCTATACTAGAAGATCAAATAGGTTTATCCTCTTCTAAAGTCATAAAAGAAAGAAGGATAGTATGTGATCTTAGTGTGACAGACTCTATAGAAACTTATGAGCTTATAAATAAAATAGTTGCGTCTGCCAAAGGTTATTTAGAAATTAGTAATGATAAGATAGGATTAGTTTTAGACTATCCTAACTCCCTTCCAGAGCAAATGTTCAACGAAGTTAATTTAACAGCGATCAAATATTCAGGAAATAGAGCAGAAGACTATATAACTGCAGTAGAAGTATCTTTTAATGACGGGGCTAATAACTATAATAAAGACTTAATAAAGATATACGACCCTGATTCTGATATGCTAGAGGAAAGAGTAGCTAGTATAGATTTAATAGGCTGCTCTAGAAGAAGTGAAGCTATTAGATTTGCTCAATATATATTAGCTTCTAAAAAATATGTAAAAAGAAAAGTAGAATTTTCTACTTTTGTAACTACTTCAGATTTAACCCCTGGTACTATTGTTTCTTTATCAACTCAGACAGTAGGCTCTATATATGGGTATAATGGTATTATTCAAGATAATTCTTCGGCTAGTAGCGCTACAACAAATGTAAAACTACAACATATTTCTTATCCTCCAATTTCTAATGCTGTATTTGAGAGTAACACGCAACCCCTAGCCTTACGTCACTATAGCCAAGAAAGCGGTAAATCTGAGCTTTATATTATAAGCAATACTCAAGTTTCTTATGCCACTACGGGTAATGTACAAGGAGCATTATCTGGTTATGACTTTATAGAAGTTAAAGCTTTAAGTAAGTGGGATCCTTTAGTAAACACTTTTGTAGGAATTAGCACTTTCGATCCTTTTAATACTCCTAAAGAAAAAGACTTATGGGCCCTTGGAGAAATAGATCCTAATAACTACTACTCTACTAACGCTGCAAAATTATTTAGGATAGATTCTATATCTATGCCCTCTGGTGCAGAAACTAGTATTTCTGCTAGTGAATATGTACCAAAAGTGTATATAGATAGTGAAAATATTATAAACTTTGAGCCTATACCTATTAAAACAATAGCTAACCCTCTTATAAAACCTGCCCCTCCTATATTTTCTATTAGCCCTGTGTACACCAATACAGGTGCTGGTAATCCAATTTTAAACTTTTTATTTAACGTACAAAGCAGTTCTAATATTCAAATAGCTCAAGCTTTTATACCTAGCTCAAGCTTTGTACCTGTACTGGGGGCTATATAATGGCTAATTTAAATTTCTTAGTATCTAACACTACACCTTTTGTGGGTCAGCCTTCTGCAGCCTTATTTGGGAAGAACGGAGCTAAGTCATCTTTAGGTACTGTAAAACCTTTAGTTTTAAACACTGAATTACTTGATACTAGTATTACTTTTTCTGTGTCTAATTTACACTTAATGTATGATGATAATTTTGACTCTCACTTATTAGAGGCTAGAAATAATACACAGTTGGTAACTCTTAAAGGTCAAGCACCAGATAACCTACTTAGATACAATTTAAATATAAAATCAGCATCTAATACTGCTGGAGCTGCAGAAAATACTGTAGGTCATGACTCTACTTTAGTAGCACTAAGCTCTAATATAACTTCTTTTAATATAAGTGCTAATACCTTAACTATAGATTATAATACTGCAGAAGTAGCAGCAGTAGTTAAAAATGCTTTATTGCCTTCTCCTTTTTATGTAGAACTTCAGCAAATAATAGAGCCTACAATATCTACTTCTAATACTTTTTTTGTGTCGGGGGCTCTTAGTATACTGTCTAATACTCATAATGTTGCTGAGCAGGCAGGCGTTTTATCCTTACCTTTAGGAGTAGTGCCTCCTGCTAAAGGATTAATAAGCACTTTTGTAAACGGTAGCTTAATTGAAGAAGAAGCCACTGAGTTTTCTTGGTCTACAGGAGACGACTATATAGAGCATAATATTGCTTCAAGTGACTTACAGATAATTACTTCAGTAGAAAACTATTCTTCTCCTGCATTTGAAAGTAAAGACAGCATATTTATAGTTGATAACGAACAATTAAATACAATAAATTCAGTATCGTATATAGCTTCTTCTCCTACTTATAATTCTGCTCTAACTTCTTCCGACTTTTTTAAGGTAAAACTTACAGATAATATTGCTTCTTCTGTAGGTAAGACTGCTATAATGAATACGTCAGAAGACTTAATTGCAGATATTACTTCTATTGATAATATAAATAATAAAATAACTATTACTTATGACGATCTTAAATATGATAAAGGATATGAACTAGCAAATAATGGTATTTATATACTGGCTCCTTTTAGTTATAATGATTTTAACTCTGTAACTTTGGTAGATAGTAAGATACAAACTCCAGCTACAGCAGGTGTATTTGTATTTCAGGTATCTGCTATAAATGAGTTTAATAGATCTAGTGTTCCTATTACTCAAAGTGTGGCTACATCTTATCCTCCATTAGGACAAGTACCTGAAGACCAAGTAGTCTTATCTGAAAATTTATTTAGAGATAGAACTAAAGGTATTATGTCAAGAGTAATAGGTCAGTTTCCTCATATTATAAATAGAAATGTAAAAACTTATGATATTAGCTACAAGATAGTACAGTTATCAGGATCAGATCCTCATCCTAGTGGAATGACTAATTTTACTAGTTTTATAGTAGATGCCAATGAAGCTGGTGAAGATGGTAATATTCATTTTAATATAAACAACTTAGATTTAGGACAGGCAGGAAATGTTTACTCTCTTCAAGTAAAAATTCTTCCTATAAACGGATTAATATCTGGTATTCCTGTATATAAGTCAATTACTTTATCTGGTAAATCTGCTAGACCCTTACCATTAAATAGTTTTAATCTTAATCAGACTAACGACTCTATAGTTTTTGATATTGAATATCCCGTTGATTCACAAAATAATTTAGATGAATTAGATATTTTACATACAGAAATTAGATCTTTAAAACCAGTAGTAAGTGTTAATTCTCAAAATAGTATTAATGATGCTTTCTTAAGGGGCGATAAAGTAATGCTTTTACCTCATCCTCTAAGTAGAGCAGAAATATCTTTAGATAGGTTTGTTTCTGGCTCTTATACTTTCTCAGCAAAAACTGTAGATACTAGTGGTAATTATTCTTTAAACGCTTTGGCTAGAAATTTACAAGTAGAAATATCTACACAAACAGATACTCTAGCTATATGGAATGAAGCGGCTCCTAATACTAATATATCCTCTTCAGTAGGTAATTACAATTATGGGGATAATGTATTTGTAGGGGCTACAGAAGTAGATAATGGAGGTTTTGTTTATCACGTAGACCCTGTAACTTCTGTAGTGCTAGGAGTAGATACTCCTTCTAGTTTAGCAGAAGATGCAAACGCATCCTCTAATGGTTTTTCATGGGCGCAAGGTCAATATCAAGGAGTAGATAAAACAGACTTGCTTATTACTTCTGCTAACTCTGTATATATAAGCCCTGTTAGAGATTTAGGTTCTGTAGTACGAGGAAACATTGTTATTTCTAGCCTAGTAAACTCTTCTTTATTAGAAAAGTTTTTAGATGTGTCTCAAGACTTAATAGTAGGAGTAGCTGAGGGGCACACATCAGAGGCTAATGTTTTATTTGACTCAGACTTTGCTATAGGAACAGTAGTAGGATATAATAATGCAGAATCTTCTTTTTCTTTCAGTAATACTCATAATACTATAACTGATGGTTCTGCTAATAATAAGGTGTTTGTAGTTGTAAACCCTGGACAAGAAGTTGTAGGCTCTATGGATGCTGCCGATGACGTTTCTAATATACATAGTTATGCTCTTATCGCAGGCGCTATAAATACTAATGCTATAGAATTAAGTGCTGTATACTACGCTAATGGAAAACCTGTACCTACAGGAAATGCTACAAATAGTACTGCTCTTTCCAATATAACTCAGTCTGGAAGCAGCTATAAATTAGTAGATATGAATCAGTTTATAGACGCCTTCGGAACTAGAGATTTTTCTCCTGATGTAGAAGTATCTAAGAATGTTTATGTAAGATTCTCATCTTCGAATGTTTTTGAGGCTTCTGATAATGTTTCTTCTAAACCTCATGGAAATGTGAATGTTTCTCTATTTGATGAGGGGGATGATGAAGAAAACTGGCAATCAAACTATTTTGGTTTAAGACGTTTTAGGTATTTTCAAGTTAAAACGGAGTTTGATATAAATGATTATGGAGACTCAGCAAATACTTTTATAGACGAATTAAACTATGAAGTCAGGGGCATAAAAAAAGAATTTACAACAGTTGTAAGCTCTACTAACAAAATTCAAGGAAACTTAGTAGTGGACTATAGCAGTGCAGAATTTTTTAGAATACCTACAGTATTTACTCAAGTACTATCTGCTAATACCAGCCTTATATCTAGAACTAGCGATTTGACAAATGAAAGTTGCAATGTTACTATATTTAATACCCAAAACGGGAATATTGTTGACGATCCCAATATTGAAATAACAATTTCTGCTACAGGAGCATAAAATGGCCATAACTACTTCAAATACTTTTCATACAGCTGCTATCTCTGACACTATATCGAGTGCTAGAGGTTACTGGAATTCCAGTTTTCAAGCTCTGTTAAGAAATTTTAATAGCGCCAATGCTACTCCTAATGCTAATAACTTAAACTTTGAAGGGGCACTTACTACTGAGCCTGAGGGTATGTTATATTATAACAATACTACGGGAGGTATGTACTTACACACTACTAAGTTTGGTCAAGGTCCTTATGGAAATTTTAGAAGAGCAGGACTAGGTACTAGACCTTATGCTACTGTAGCTGCCGCTGTTTTAGATAGTGCGGTGTTAGATCCAGGAGAGTTAATAGTAGTAATTAATGATACAGGAGGTACTGCTGCAAATAACAGAGTTTACTTAGTATCTGATGATAACAAACATTTAATAGATGTAGGAATACCTACAACTGATGGGGTTATATCTAATAATACTATAGTTTCTAAAAGTATTACTGGAAACGAAATAGCTGATAATGCTATCACATCTGATCATATAGCTCCTGGAACGGTAATAGAAACAGATTTTGCAGATGAATCAGTTACCGACAGTAAATTAGATTCTTCCTTAGTTATGCTAAGCATGGTGTTGTAATGTTTTCAAAAGTTTTATTTGGATTTTTGTTAGCTAGTCTTAGTGCTTCAGGTTTTTTATTTTGGCAAAATAACGTCTTAAAAGAGAATCTAGTGAAGATAGAAGCAGTTTATGAACGTCAAAAAACGACCATATTAGAAATGGAAAAAAGTTTTTCAACTTCTGTGGAAGAAAATTCAAAGTTACAAAAAGCTTTAACAGCACAAGAAACTGCTATAGATAGTTTACGAAAGACACTTACTAAACATGATCTTACTAAGATAGCAAAGTCTAAACCAGAAATATTAGAAAAGAAGATAAATGATGCGACTAATGAATTGCTCAATGATATTACCTCTTTTACTAGTGACTAGTTGTGGTATAATACCTAGAGAAATAGAAGTAATTGAGACAGAGATAAAAACTCCAATTATTTTTCAAGAGGCTCCTAAAGCAGTGGAGACCTATCCTATAAACTTTAGAGTTATAAATGAAAATAATTTAGAACAGTTTTTAGCAGAAATGAGATCTTTAGAGGGAGAAGTAGTTTTTATAGCTCTAGATGTTAGAGATTATGAAAAGTTAGCTCTGAATACTCAAGATCTTGTTAGATATATAAAACAACAAAAAGAAATAATAATTTATTATGAAACACTATTAGAAGGGGATTAAGGTGTTAATTTAATATACTACTTTAAATAATATCTATTATTTAAGTAATACGGAGGCAGTTTAAATGATAGATCCAATAACGGCTATTACTGCGGCTACGGCTGCATTTAATGGGGTAAAAAAACTCGTAGCTGCTGGTCGAGATATAGAAGATGTAGTAGGTCAGCTTGGTAAATGGTATGGAGCTGCTGCAGACTTAAATCGAGCAGAAGCCCAACGAAAAAATCCACCAATGTTTAGTAAACTATTCAATAGTGGGTCAATAGAAGAAGAAGCTTTAGGAATAATAGTACAAAAGAAAAAACTAGAAGAGCAAGAGAAACAACTTCAAGACTTGTTAAATATACGATTTGGTTTTGGTACTTGGAAAGAGATGGTAGAGCTTCGTAGAAAAATTAAAAAGGAAAGAGAAGAAACTCTTTATAAGCAGCAAGAAAGAAAAGCTGCTTTTTTTGAAGGGCTTCTTTTAATAGGGTTAATAGCTCTAGGAGCGGGTATAGTAGGTATAACTACTTTTTTAGTGGGTACTGGCGCTGGTTGGTGGTAATATGGCCACTGGTCTACACTACTCTAACTATGATTTTTATAGATAATCAACCCCCTTCAACCTTAGTAAGAGTATGTAGATATCAACATCCAGAATTAGTATGGAACACAAGACAATACTGGATATGGGAGTGGCAAACTTGTCCTCTCGGAATTATTAGAAATAAATAATTTCAAAGGAGAACTACATATGGCAGCTGCAAAAACACTGCAACCTGATTCTATTTTTGCGGAACTAGACGCAGATGGAGATGGTATAATCACAGACGAAGAAATGTCTCGTGCAAAAGAAATAGCAGAATTTGAACATAAACGTAATATGCAAGAAAACGAAGATAAAAAAGAAGATCAAATAAGGGCTATGGCATGGTTTGCTCTTTGGGGTATGTTACTGTATCCTATTTTAATATTAGCTACTTCTTTTTTAGGAGTAAAGGATGCCGCACAGTTAATAGGAGATATAGCTCCTACTTATTTTGTAGCTATTGCCGGACTAGTTGCTGCATTCTTTGGTGCTCAGGCATACTCAAAATCAAAAACTAGTACAGATAAAAAATAAAAAGGAGACAACAATTGGAAAATAAATATCAAAAATGGATAGATATGGCTACTGCTGTAGATTCTTGGAGAATATTTCCTAGACTATTTATTACTACTTATATTTACTTATTATATAAAGTGGTTGTATGGTACATGGGAATAGAAGATCCTACTATGGAGCAATCAGGTTTAGTAAGTATAGTAGTAGGTGCGGGTGCTGCATGGTTTGGCCTATATACCGGATCGGGAAAAAGTAAATAAAAAAAGTAAATATTACTGTAGCAGACTTAGTATTGTTTATGGTAATTTTTATTGTATGGTTAGATACTTCTTGGTTAGATATAACCTACTCAAAGTATGTGCTTAAAATACAAGACTTTGTTGAAAGTATTTTTCCTTTTCTATCATTTTTATTATATTAAACTAAAAAGAGGGCATAAGCCCTCTTTTTTTTATACTGCTTCTCGTATCATTGAGAAATAGTTTCGTGAGTAATAACCTTCTAACTCTTTATAACTTCCTAATAGTTTTCCATTCATATAAATACAAGGAGAATAATTCAACCCTTTTGATATAGCTTCTTGAGCAGTAGACTCACTATGAGTTTGATGGTGTATATGCTCTTCTCCATGTTCTTTTAGCAATTGTAGTGCTTTTTGTGACCAATCACAGTTAGGTATAGATACCATACTCCAAACTACTTTTTTTGAGTTATCTTTCAGCCAGCTTGCTGGCTTAGGCGGAGACGGGATAGTCTCTTCTTTTTTTACAGGTATAGGCTTCTTAACGGGGTTAGGTTTATTAGTAGCTTTAGCTGTAGTAGATTTTTCTGTCATAATTAACTCCTTTAATGTAATATACCTAGAATATCAGACTCTTTTACTATTAGAAGATCTTCTCCATCAATAGTTACTTCTGTGCCTGACCACTTACCAAACAAAATAGTATCTCCCGTAGATACAGATAAGGGTACTAATTCCCCATTATCTTTTCTTATTCCTTTGCCACAAGCTACTACTGAACCTTCTGCAGGTTTTTCTTTAGCACTTTCAGGAATTATAATACCTCCTGAAGTAGTTTCTTCTGTTTCTGTTCGTCTAACAAGCACCCGATCTTGAAGAGGTGTTAATGCCATAATATTTTCTCCTTATGTTAATTTATTTACTATAGGGAATATAGATGCAATAACATCAGCGCATGCATGTGCTATATCCATGTGTTCTTTTTGTGTGCCGTTAGCACTTCTTAGCTCAATATAGTGTACCCAGCTACGTATAGACCCATTCATATATAGCTTAGTTTTAGTATTACCCTCTGGCAGTACCGCTCGTGCTTGTTCTTTTGCTATACCATTATCTATAGCCCACTCATAAGCCGTAATAGCAGAATGCCAAACATTACGCTGATGTTGTTCCCATACTGTGTGTAAATTTACATCATCAGTAATAACGCTATTCTGTCTATTTTTAGTATCCTGTAGTCTAGCTTTTCTAGGAACAAAAACATCTCCCATTTCTGAAGGATTTGCGTACCTCTGAGAAAACTCTTGAAAAGCAAAAGACCTGTGCCTAACTATTTGATGAGCAATATCTCTAGTAGTTTCGATCTCCATTACTACATTTGCCATCTCTAAAGGCGACCAATGTTGATGTTTAATTAAATACTTAATAAGTCTTTCACTTGTTTCTGTGTTTATCTGTGCCGCAGGGTTTGATACTTTTGCACAAAAAGCAATTAGCTCTTGTAAGTCAGTTAACCCTTCTTCTTCAAATACTTCTGTAGCTTTACTATAGCTTACTAATTTTACTTTCATTATTATACCTTTGTTAGGGCTTCACCCATAATTGTTTTTATAACTTCAGGATTTTCTGACATATTAATAGCTTCTTCTAAATAAGTATTTAGATCCATTAGTTGTTTATTAAGTAATAGTATTTCTTTACCACTATTTAAGTTTTGTATGTATTTAGCCTTACCTGCTATAGGTAGATTGTTAATCAGATTATCTAAATTTTTGTATTCTTTTACTAAAGATTGACTACGTTTTTTACCTATACCATCAATACCCATAATCCCATCACTTTTATCTCCTTCAATAATTCTAGAGAATAAAAACTCTTGAGGAGTAAACTGCCAATCTTCATGTAAAGAGTCTAGAGTTATTTCTTTTCTAGAGAATAGATTGAATATATTAACATTATGATCTAGTAGTTGATATAAATCTCTATCGCTAGATACAATCCATACATTGTCATACTGTTCTTTTAGATTATTTGCTAGGTACGTTATTAGATCATCAGCTTCAATACCTTTAAATTTGTAATGTTCAAAAGGTAATAACTCTGTGGTATCTTTTAAACAGTTGAAAAAACCTGTGAATCTAATTTTTTCTTCTTCTGTTCTCTCTACTTTTCTATTTTGTTTATACCCAGGATAAATAGCTTTTCTATAAGAAGAAGCGCCTACATCAAAGCAACAAACTATTCGTTTCGCAGAATAGCTTTTTCCTAGACTACTAATAGTTTTAATGTACTCTTGAGAGTAATCATCAAAGTTAGGTCTATGTAAGTATCTAAAAGCTACATTATTCGCATCAATCAAAAGAAGGTTGTTTTCTTCATATTTATCTTGTTCTAGCTCGGCTAGATCATTCCAACTTGCACTCATTAAATTTTCTCCATATTTATACTTTATAATATAATATATTTAATCACTAAGCAAGTTAAATCTAACTTAAGTAGGTTCTAATTTTACAGCCTCTAACACCCACTCATCAAATAAACCCATTTTAAAGTATAAGTCATCTACTCTAACAGTTATTTGATTAGACACCTCAACTTCATTAGCCCAACAACAGTATACTTTACCTCTATCCCACTTATATATTAATAGTGGTTCTTTTTTCATAGTATCTGCTTCTCTTATAGTTTGTTTCCAAAAGTCTAATAGTAAAGCAGATTTTTTAGCTGTTAATAAATTATTCCAATTTATTTCTTTGTGATGTTTAGCCTCTATACAATATGTAAAATTTGGAAGCCAAGGACAGTATACGTCTCCTTTGAGATACTCTAATGCGCCTGATAAGGGCACTCTTTCAAACTTATTATTAAAATGTTTAGAAAAAAGATCTCTAACTACGTACTCAAAACTTCTTCCTTTAGTTTTACTTTTACTACTCATAATATCTCCTTTGTACAATACTAATATAAAAAAGAACCATAAGTCTAATATAATATAAAAAAAGAGCCCTTATTGGACTCTTTTTACTTTTATACTACAAGTATTTACCATCAGGAGTATGAGTACTTGAGTTATACCAAGCCCATATAATACAATTAAACTTACTGTAACGACTATACCAAGGGCCTATATCCGTTACACCAAGACACCAACCTTGATGTCTTAAGTGATAATACCAGTCAACAATTCTTTTATATCGTTGGATCATACTGCTCTCCATTATAGCCTGGATATGTATCTTTATCTTGAACACCAGAGTTGCAGCCCACAACTACGATTAATAAAAATACTATAGACCATAAGGTTACTCTTTTACTCCACATAATAAACAAGTTAAAAGTTTTCTCTGCTTCTATTTGTGCTTGCTCTCTTGGTGTCATATTCTATTACCTTTTAGTGCAAAATACATTCCACCTACCCATAGTAAGACATGGAAATGATCATACAATATTACGTCCCAAAAACTTTCTGGTTGGCTTGTCCATATAACTCCAGTCAATATACTTGCAATAGTAATACCTGAGAAACGTGTAATTAGATCGCCTATCTCTTTAAAATACTTTTGATGGATGATCAAACCTCCTACTAACAATCCTAACCCTGCTCCTAGTTCACCTAGTACAACAAAAGCCCAGACAAGTAATGTTAGTTCTACAGGGGAGTCTTCTACATTAATTGGCCACTTGTCAAGACCTTGCTGTAGAAAAACTACAACAAGGGGGATTCTTAACAACCAATGAGTCATACAAAACTCTGGAATACGGCTTACCCAACTCATAGCTCAGCCAATAGTTCTTTTAGTTTCTTCTTTGACTTGCCACGAACTTTGGCACCTGAGATATCATTGTCTCCGTCACCTACAACAACAATAGCAATCATGCCCATTGTTTTGTGTGGAGTACACTGATACAAATACACACCCGGTGTATCAAATGTAATAGAAACTTCTTTGCTAAGTTTTGATTTTTTTGGTGCTTTCCATCCATCTGGGCCCGCAATAAATTCTACATTGTGACCTTTTTGTGTTGGTAGCCAAGTAATTGTATCGCCTACATCAATACGTGCGATATCTTCACTGTACACCATTTTAGCGCCATCATCACGCTTGTTTAACATTTCGATAGTCATGTCTTCTGCAAATGCTGGTGTCGCTAATGATGCCATTATAGCAACTGTATATAGTAATTTTTTCATTTTATTTCCTTTTGTTATGCATTTCTTGAATCTGCAATATACAACGTTTGGCTTCCTCGTGGTAACCCATTCTTGCGAGCTCCGCTGCTGCTCTGGAGTACCCAATCGTCTGTGTAAACCGATCTAAGGAAGACCACAAACCCGACAAGGGTGAGAAGATATAGTTTGTTACTAAAGCTGTCATTATAGCCACCCCCTATTTTCAATTTTAGAGCCTGAACGAGCTACATGGTAAATGTCGCCTCGGGTAAGACCTATATCTTCTAAGTCATAGTCTGATAATCTAGATAGCTCTTTTATAGTTTGTTTAGTTATGCGCTTTTGTTTATAATACTGTGCAAAAGTTCGTAAAGAATCTATTAAGTTTTCAATTATTTTAGTAGAGAAATTATGTGCTATTAATATATGCTGTGTCATTATACCCATCCTCTTAAGTTAGGATTCATGTTCCCGTATATTAATTTCTTTTGTCTTCTCTCTAGGTCTACTAGGTCAGTAGATTGAGCTAGGTACTCATTAATTCTTTCTTGCTCTGTTTTTGGTTTTAATTTACTAAATAGTCTTTTTAAAAGTTTCATGTTTTTCTCCTTCTATACTTATAGTATATAATAAAAAGGCTCAAAAAACAACTATAATTATGTCAAACCCGGTATGCACAGTTTGCATAGCTTAGAGGTACAAAATGCTAAAATAAAATAACCAGAGATTGCTCTCTGGTTATAATTAATGGTGCTCCCACACGGACTCGAACCGCGGACCTATTGATTACAAATCAATTGCTCTACCAGCTGAGCTATAGGAGCTTTATAAACTAAATCCTTCGAATGATTTATCACTAACATCTTTTTTTGTGCCACCGATAACATAACTAGAAATTTCAGTTTCTTGAGGGGCTACTTGTACTTCTGCCCCACTTATCCATTTTTGAGTCCAAGGAAGAGGGTTAGCTCTAGGAACACTAAAATCAGGCTTTACTCCTGCAGCTACTAGTCTTTTATGAGTTATCCACTCTACGTAGTCACTTAGTAATTGAGCATTCAAACCAATCATTGAACCATCTTTAAATAAGTATTCTGCCCATTGTTTTTCCTGCTCCATAGCTTCTGTAAACATACTTCTAACAGTATCCTCACACTCAGGAATAATAGTAGCATAATCAGGATCATCTTTAGGTAATAATTTAATCATTTGCTGTGTGGAGGCAAGATGTAAGTTTTCATCGCGGGCAATTAATTTAATAATCTTAGCGTTGCCTTCCATCTTCTTTAGTTCGGCAAATGCCCAACTACATGCAAAGCTTACATAGAAACGAACACCTTCTAAGATATTAACACTAGCTATGCAAAGATACAATAATTTTTTAAGCTCATACATATCAACTACGTACTTTTCACCATTAATTGTGTGGGTTCCCTCACCAAATAATTGATATAGTTTGCTTAATCTTAGAAGCTCATCATAGTACTTAGTAATATCAGAGGCGCAGTCTGTGATCTCAGTAACATTCATCATCTCATCAAATATAATACTAGGATTAGTATAAATATTTCTAATAATATGAGTGTAGCTACGAGAGTGAATAGATTCACTAAAAGTCCAAGTTAAAATCCAATTTTCTAACTCTGGAAGACCTACTATTCCTCCAAAAGCTTCTACAGGAGCTCTTCCTTGAACAGAATCTAGTAAGATTTGCCGTTTTAAGTTTGCAGTAAAAATATGCTGCTCATGCTCTGTTAAACCTCTAAAATCTTTACTATCTTTAGTTACATCTATCTCTTCTGGGCGCCAAAAGAAACCTAACTGCTTATCTGTAAGTTTATCAAATTGTTTATACTTTAAAGTATCATACCTCTGAATGTCTACTCCTCCTTCGGGATCTAAAAACATTAGGGAGGTTAAGTGTTTATTTCTGCTGTTTTCATTTAATACTGACATAATTTTTTCCTTTATAATACACAACTTTCACAATAGTCATCATACTCTTCGTCTGAGTCAAAACTATCTCTGTCTAATTCTTCTTTATCTTCTAAGCTACTTAAGTCTAATTCCCCTTGTCCATCATAGGTATTAAAGTAGTATAGTTGTTTACCGCCATACTTATAAAACATTAATAGATGCTGTAACATTAAACTCATAGGTATTTTTTCTTCTTCAAAGTATTGAGGATTGTAACTTGTATTAACACTAATTCCTTGATCAATATACTTCTGCAGTACGGCCATAATCTTAATATACCCTTCTGGAGAACGTTGATCCCATAATAAATCATATTTATTCTTTAGTTTATGTATACCAGGAACTACTTGTTTTAATACTCCATGTTTAGACTGTTTAATACTTACTAAACTTCTGGGAGGTTCAATACCGTTAGTACTATTACTTATCTGTGCGCTAGTTTCTGCAGGCATAAGAGCCATTAGTGTTGAATTACGAATACCTGTTGTTTTTAACTGCTCACGTAGCCCTTCCCAATCCATACGCTCTACATGAGGAACTAGTTCATCTACGTCTTTCTTATATGTTTGATTAGGTGTAAGGCCGTGTCCATATTTTGTTTCCATAACTCCTGGGCAGGCACCCTTATCAACAGCTAAATCTGCGCTTGCTTTAATTAAGTAATAACTCCATGCTTCTGCCCATTCATCTATCAGAGACAATCCTTGCTCATCTATATCTTGATAATTAAGATTATTTTTAGCTAACCAGTATGCAAAATTAATAATACCAACGCCTAAAGGCCTTCTTTTTTCTGTAGATAGCTGTGCTGCACGTAAAGGATAATCTTGATAACTTAATAGAGCATCTAGTCCTCTTACGGCTAAAGCCCCTACTCTCTCAAAATCCTCTTTACATTTTACATTGCCCCAATTAACAGCGCTCAAAGTACATAGACTTATTTCACCTTCTTCATCAAATATGTCTTTTAAAGGCTTAGTAGGTAAGTCTATCTCTGCACATAGATTAGACTGATGAATAGGAGCTATCTTTTCATCAAAACTAGAATGTGTATTAGCATGATCTACATTTTGTAAATAGATACGTCCTGTATTTTTACGTTCTTCCATAAAGGAAGAAAATAGATCAATAGCACTTACAGTTTTCTTTCTTAGCTTTGTGTTTTTTTCTGCGCCCTCGTACATAATTTTAAAAGTATCAGGGTCATTAAAGAATGAATCGTACAATCCTGGAACATCACTAGGAGAGAATAAGGTTATATCTCCTCCAGTAATTAAGCGCTCATAAAATAACTTATTGAATTGTACTCCATAGTCCATATGTCTTACACGGTTTTCTTCTGTGCCTTTATTATTCTTTAATACTAATAAGTCTTCTACTTCAAGATGCCATATAGGGTAATATAAAGTAGCCGCCCCGTTTCTAACACCTCCTTGAGAGCAACTTCTTGTAGCTGCTTGAAACATCTTATAAAAAGGGATTACCCCTGTATGATAGGCGTCTCCTTTACGTATGGGAGAACCGATAGACCTAATTCTTCCTGCTCCAATACCAATACCGGCTTTTTGACTGACGTATTTAACGATACTAGAACTAGTAGCATTAATACTGTCAAGACTGTCATCAGCTTCAATAAGTACGCAAGAAGAGAATTGTCGTTGTGGCGTACGCAGACCCGCCATGATAGGAGTAGGCAGGCTAAGCTCATGCAAACTAATAGCGTCATAATAATCTTTTACCCATTTTAATCTAGTTTCTTTAGGATAGTTAGCGAACAGTGTCATAGATATTAACATATAGGCTACTTGAGGTGTTTCGTATATAATCTCTTCAACTCTATTTTGTACTAAATATTTACCTCTAAATTGCTCCATAGCAACATAAGTTAATTTATCATCTCGTACATGCTTTATATACTTATTAATAGTTGAAAATTCTTTTCTAGAGTAGTTTTCTATAAGTTCAGGATCATAAAATCCTAATTTTACATTTTTATCTACTATAGAATAAAGATCAGGAGGGTCAAATTGACCGTATACTTCTTTACGAAGATTATAGTTTATTAGTCTTCCTGCTACCCATTGATAATTAGGAGTTTGCTCGGATATTAAATCTGCGGCACTTTTTATAAGTGTTTCTTGTACGTCTGAAGTTTTAATACCGTCAAAAAACTGTATTTGACTTTTAATCTCTACTTCACTAGGACTTACTCCTGCTATACCCTCACAAGCTAAAAAAACTACCTTATGTAGTTTTTCAATGTTTAGATCTTCTTTTTTACCTGTTCTCTTTATAACCTGTATCATGGCACTCCTTTATACTATCCTACTCATATTATTTTCTTTTACTATCTCTATCTTAGGTATTAGAGGGTGATTATAGTCGTGACTAATAAGAAAAACATTCAATCCTTCTTCTACAGATAGAACTTCAAATAGCTTTTCTTTTCCTGCCTCATCTAATACCCCTGTTATCTCATCTAAAAATAATAGATTTAAACTATTGCCGCCTATTTTAGAAAGAGTAGACCTTACTGCAAGTAATACGCTTGTTTGTACTCTACTAAACTCTCCGCCTGATAAAGACTCAATAGTTACTTCTTTACCTTCATTAATAACAATTACATTTAGTTTTTCTCCTGTTAACCTAAATAATACTGAAAATTGACCATCAGATAGTATAGATAGATATTTATTAATAGTTTGTTCTAAATCTTTTGCTACATTTTCTAGTTTAAAGGCTACAATACCTGATGAAGAAAATGCTTTTTTAAGTATTTGAATATTGTTAACCTTATCTTGAAGATTTAGTATATCATTTCTTAATACTAGCTGTCTAGATAAAAATTTTTCCTTTTCCTCTGAAAATAGATCTACTTTTGTGTTATGCACCCTAATATCTTCGTTTATTTTTTCTGTATAATTTTTTTCTGTTCTTTGATTTTTTAAGGTCTTTTTTAAACTACTTAATTCTGTTTGTATTTCTCTTTTATCAGGAACGTCAGTAGGAAGAGTCTTATCAATTAAGTTAGAAATAGTCTCAAATTTTTCTATGTTTTTTTGATTTATCTCATATTTTCTAAGTAAAGATTTATACATATCATTTTTAGCCGTTAAAGAAATAAACTTATCTTTATAGTTATTATAAATAGTCTTACTATCTTCTATTTGTTGTTCAAATTTATTTTTTTGTATTATAGATTGAGATATGTCTAACTCTTGCCCACAGGCATAACATTTATCTTCTAAATCTAGTCCTTTTAACTTTTTACTAGTATCTTCAACAACTCTTTTAGCATTATTAGCCGTTTCTCTAGCTTCTTGTATTTCTTTATCTAAGTTTGGATCTTCTGGTTTTTCTAAAGACACATCAAAAGAAATAGCTTCTAACTCTTTAATATTTATATTATTCTTATCTATCTGTCTAGTATCTTTTTCTAGGTTAGCCAGAGAAGCTTCTAGTTTAATAATTTCTTCCTCTAAGGACGGGTCTATATCTATTATCTCTACAAACTCTTTTTTACTTCCTATATTTATATTTGAGATACTAGTTTCTATTGCTTTCTGTTCGCCTTTCAAAGAAACTAATTTACGTTCTTCTTCTGTGCCTGTTTTTTTTATCTCTTCTCCAATAGTTAAATATTTTTCTAAACTAAATAGGTTTATTAAGAATTTTTTTCTATTAGAGTCTGTAGCTTTTAAAAAGTCTAGTAAATCTGTCGAGCTTTGATAGGATAATTGAGAAAACACTTCAAAAGTCATGCCAAACAGAGAGTGTAATTTTTTATAAGTATCTAGAACTTTATGTTCTGATATATCTTCTTTTCCTTTATATAAAACTACTTTAGTTTGTGCTCCTGATCTTTTAACGTCTAAGGTGTATTCTATAGAGTCTACAGAAAAAATTAAATTAGCAGACCAGTTTTTTGAGTTGGAGTATTTGTTTAGTATGTCTCCCTTTTTAATTCCTTTAATATTTTTATTAAATAGTATTTCTTGTAGTATAAAAGCAATAGAGCTTTTACCGCTACCATTAGGAGCAGATAACTGAGTTATCTTTTCTTTATCTAGTTGTATAGATATATTTTCTCCATAACTATACATATTACTAAATTTTAAAGTTTTTAGAATAATAGACATAATTTATTTTATACCTAACTCTTTAAATTGATTTATAATAGGTTGTTTATCTTCTATTTTTATATAAGATAAGTACTCTTCTAATTCCTCTACTAAGCTTTTATTTCTAAGATCCAGTTTAGAATCTTCTGTGGGTTGTATAGCTATTTTTTTATCTATTAAGTCTGAGTTCTCTATTTTAGATACTTCATCTATAGACCCTGTAATTTCATATATTACATGGTCATACTCATGAGGAATTATGTCTTTTTGTTTAGATACTGTTTTTCTAATTAATTTAGGAAGCTTTAAATCTACAAACTCTCGTGAATAGTTTTGAGAGTCTATACAGTTAAATATATCTATACCATACTGTCGTTTAAAATCTCTATCGAAGTGAGTATTTAAAGGGCTGCCAGGATAGTAAGCACTATAATCTTTGTACTTATGATTAAAATGCAAGTCTCCTAGTAGTATTAAAGGCCATTCTCTTAATTGTTCAAAATCAAACTCTTCACTTACATGAGGAGGGACTTCTCCTCTTATATGTGTTACTAAAATATCATCCTTTACATACTTAGGTATATTACCTATTTGCATCTCCCCGTAAGGAAAAAACTGAAACCATTTGTTATGGGAAGAGTATCTAGCATTTTTTGTTACTATTTTTACTTTGGTGTTAGTTATAGCATTATCTTGATTAAAGTACTCTAAAAAGGTCTCTCCTTTTTTAGTGGCTTCATGGTTTCCAGGTATTATAAAAGTATCTATAGTTACTGAGTTAATATAACTAAGAAATAAACAAATCTCATCAGGTTCCGGTTTTTTATCAAAAACATCTCCTGCTATAATATGAACGTCACAAGAAGATTCAAGCTCACGTAACTTTTGAAACATGAGCTTAAATCTATTTTCTTGCCAAGCATATGGCACTTTCTTTTTTCTTAATAGTATATGCCAGTCTGCGCTGGAAAGAATTTTAACCGCCATAATTAAATATTTTGTTTAAGTTTCCTTGAAAAGTAAAAGAACCAACATGATTAAGCTTAGTATTGGGGTCTACCCATATCTTACCCCCTAAAGCTTGCCATCTCCTACAAAAAGTATAGTCCTCAGATAAATACCTATTATCTTTAGGATCATGTATTGTATCAAATAGAGAATAACAGTACTTATTAAACTTTGGATCTATAGAGCTATCGTTCTTATAAAATAAATCTGGATAGGCTTCAAACATAGCTTTAACTACTTCTTTTTTTATAATAAAAAATCCTGTAGAAGCATCTAACACTTCTACGGCGCCATCTGAACTAGCTACTTTTTTAGTTTCTCTGTTTTCAAACTTTAAATTTATAGCATACTCAGCCCCAAAAGTTGCAGGATCTTCTTCTTTTCTTTCTACTGCTCTACTAACTCCTGCCCAGTCTACTGTTTTCTTTGGGTAAGCTGCAGCAGTTATATTCTTATTCATAGCTAACATTCTTAATACTGAATCCGCCTCGAATTCTATATCAGCATCAATAAACATTAAATGAGTAGCTGACTCATCTGCCATAAACATAGCTGTTAATATATTTCTAGCTCTAGTTACTAAGCTTTCATTTCTTAAGGTTGTAATTCTAAAATTAATACCGTTTTGAATCATAGCTTGAGACAGCTTAAACATACTTAAAAAATATTGATCTGTAACCATTCCTCCATAACAAGGGGTAGCAAAGAATATATTCATTTTTTTAAGCTCTTCAGAGTCTAACTTTACTTGTTGAGGCCCTACCTGATTAAAATATGCTTTTCCGTCTTCAGGTATTTTTACCCCTTCTAAAGAGGGATTACCTATTCCCTTAGGAGTAGATAGCTCTTTAAAAGCTTTAGCATCGATAGATGTTTCTGATTGAGATTCTTTAGGTTTGTTATTAGCCTCAGAAGAAGTTTTAGGGGAGCTGGAAGGCTCCCCTTTACTACCTGAGTACTCAGATAATTTTCTTTTAGTCATTAAATATCTTCCATTCTTTCATCATCGTCTACTCTTAAATCAGCAGCTACTGCTTCTGAAAAATAGGCGGTATTACGAAGTAAAAATTCTTTTTGAGCTTCATAGGTTGGACGTTTGAAGATTTTCTCTAGCTCAAAAAGTTCAGCATTTTTTTCTTCTTCTGTAAGAGGTACAGTTCTTCTAGAAGGGATACAAGTATATTTTACATTCATAACTTGTGGTCCAGTTTTTTCTTTCTTGATAGTAATGTCATATCCTTCTTCTGTGTCTGAAGGATTACCGTACTCTGGGTTCATAGCATAATCTAAGATTTGTCTATAAATAGTAGGTTTAAGATCGAATAGCTTAATAGTACCATCTTTTCTATCTACTGCATTACATACATAAGAGAATACAGGTTTATCTTGATAAATATCAGGATCAATTTCTTTTACAGGATCAATGCCTTCCTGCTCTTGAAAGGTTTCATTTTCTCTTACGAAACTTAGACACTCGATAGGAGTTCTTTTACCTTCGTTATTGGTTACCCAATAAACAAAACGAGGCATCACGTCTCCAATTAATCTAAGTTTATTTTCTCCTTCTGTGAGCTTAATACGCTCAATATTTCTATTCCCCCCGCTATTATTTGCAGGTTGTACTTTTAAGTTTGTCCATTGTAAGGCCATATTATTTCTCCAATATAAGTTTTATTTTCCGATCAGAATGGTTTATAAGAGGATTTTTATGATATTTTGTATCTACAAAATAATCAGGCAAAAATCTATTTTTATTATCTAAACTTCTCTGACCAAGGATATGTAGGTAATCGCTTTTGATATTACTAGGAAGAGAATAGTGTAACCATGAACCGTTTGTCATATAACACTGAGGCTCTTCTATTGTAAATCTAGAGACGATTTTATCAGGATATTTATCAAAATATCCTTTAGTAATAAGAAATTGTGGAAAGTTATCTATTTTTAACTTTTCTTTTAAGTTATAAAAGTTATTAGATATTATTTTATTAGGTCCTATAGCTACGGCAAAGGTTAATAAAACTTCTGCATCTTTAATATTTTTAGCAGCTTTTTTTATTTCTAATATATTTAATAGTATACGCTTCATGAGACCTGCTGTCAATATTAATTTGAATTTATATGAAATTGTTGCTTATCATACCATTGTAATCTTTTTTCTTGCATGTTTTTTACTATAGGTCCTCGTAGCCAAAAGTCTACAATGAGAGGAAATTTCTTTTCCTCGTGTTCTCTTACTATCCTACCTATTCTCTGTTCTAGTTTAGCATAGTTATTTTGAGGACAGGTAAAGAATATAGTATCTAATCTATGACAAGATATTCCTTCATCAAATATTTTTGTACTTAGTATAGCACTAATAGACTTACCAGCATTTTCTAATATATATTCTCTATCCGAATTTTTAGTTGCGCCTACTAAAAGCCTAGACCCTTCTAACTTTTCATGTATACCGTTGAGCATATCAATTCGTTCACTTACTATTAATATACATCTACCTAGTGCTATTTTTCTTCTAGCTGTATCGCATATTAAATCTATATAGTTGTCGTTTCTTGCTAAAGTATTTAGAGCTAATGCCCAGTCTCTAGCAGGATTTCTTATTCTAAAATTAATATCTGTACGTACAACCTCTACGGAGGGGGTAAGACGTGCTTTATCTATTGCAGTTATTCTGTTAGGACCAAAGTAGTCAGATAATACTATATGCATACCATCTTTTCTAGTTGGGGTAGCAGATAAGGCTATTTTAGTTCTGGCACTTAACCCGTTGACTACTTTGCTAAACATTTCAGCAGGGCATAAATGTGCTTCATCTACTAACACTACTTCAAAATTATTTTTTAGCGTGTCTAGATGATTTATAAGAGTTTTATATATAGCTACTGTAATATCTTTTACCTGTAGTTTACCATCGCCAATAAACCCTATATCTTCTCCAGGTATTAATTCTTTTAAAGAGTCATACCACTGATATGCTAATAGTTTAGTATGTACTATAATAACGGTAGGTTTAGAATTATTAGCTATCAAATAACAACCAAGAAAAGTTTTACCCCAACCACAAGGAGCTTTTATAAGACCGTTATACAGTCTTTCATTTTTATATATTTTATTAGCTACTTGTTGCTGTTCTGTTTTTAGCCTGCCTTTAAATTTCCAGTTTCTTCTATTAAAAAGAGGTCTATTATCTACCACATTTTTAAAGTCTATTTTATAAAAAGACCCTGAAGGTATAGAATGAGTATATTCTCCTTCTTCAGGAAATTGAAAAGTAGTAGCAAATTCATCACCTATTTTATAGTGAAAATGATCATAAAATATATCATCTACTTCTTGTTCTAAATCTTCTTTTTTGAAATAGATTTTATCTGAGATTGTAGCATTTTTTAAAACAAATTTAGTATAGCTCATAATCTTATTCTATCCTTTTTATTATAGAAAGCGCTAAATTCATAAATATGCCAACAAAAATCTATGTAGACTAATCCTGCCCATAAGTTTTTTAAATTTTCAATATTAAGTAAAAATTTAGGTAGCTCAAAAGGGTGACTTATATCTTCTACCCAAAAAGCAGTTTCTTTTACTTTTATTATTTTTCTATAACTCATTTTATAGTGCTTATAGTAGTTATCGAAGTAGTGGGTATTTAAATTACTATCATAACCCCATTTACTTTTACTAAGAAGTAGCGCACTTAAATTTGTACAAGTATAATCGTATTTTATAGTATAGTTATTAATACTATTTAAGTACTCTAACCTCTTTAAGTAGTTATTATTAGACATATTATCCCAGCTATCTACTAATAGTAAACTATCAGAAGAGATAAAATCCTTTTTAATAAATAACTTTTTATCTCTAAATATCTCATCTACAGGAGAATTTTTTAAAGTAAATATAGGATATTTTATATTATAAAACTTACTTCTCATAGCCTCTTAGTCTTAACCAATTATTTAGTCTGCTGTTATGCTTATAGTTTTTTTCAGATATATAGTTTTTAAAGTTTGTGTGCTCTAGATTAATATGATTATGATGATACATAGTAATAGGATCTTGCTCACCGATAGTTAACTTATTTGATATTAGTATATTCTTTTGTATACTATTACTATCAGATAGCTCATCTAATATATACTTAGGCAGTAGTAAATTTAAATATCTAACTATTTTGTAAATCGCTCTATCTATATTTAATATATCATACTCATACCTAAGACTGAGTACTTTTAAATCTTCTTTTATAGCTTTATCAAATACTAAGTGATCATAGTCTAGTAAAAAGTCAAACCAATCTTTAAAGGTATTTACATTAAATTGCTTATAGGACCACTCGCAGAATTCTTCTTCCGTTAAGTTTCTTTTTCTCATAATAGAAGCAGTTATAGATCTTAAATCTCTATAGGAATATATATTAAAGTCTGTAGAGCATACAGGATATGTTATCCATTTCTCATGACACTTTTTTACATTTGTAACTATAAATCTCTTATTGATTAACTGTTTACAGATATTAAAAGAAACAGTAGTGCCGCTTCTATAAAGCCCGTTTACATATATCATCGATAGTCTTTAAGCTCCCCCCAACTAGGACCTACTTCAATATCTACTTTAATAGGCTTGCCCTCAATAAACACGCCTCTATCTTTTTGTAAGTTCAAAGCTAAGTTATCTGCGTAAATATCTATATAGTCTTCTCTAACCTCTGCGATAGTAGAATCATGTACTGTAGCAAAAATTCTAATATTATCTTGGTGCTGATTATCTTGTACCCATTTAACAGTGTCTACAATACCCAGTAAGTTAATATCTGACGCAACACTTTGAATTAAAAAGTTCAGGCCGGACCGCTCTGCATGAGCAGCTACCCCTCTAGAATCAGCTCCTGCTTCTGGAAGACGTCTTTTACGTCCGAATGCACTATAAGTAAAATGATTTTCTTTAATAAAAGAAATATTACCATCAATCCATCTTTTTAAATCTTTTGCTTGAGTAAAATACAACTTGATAAAGCGCTTAGCTTCTTCAATAGATACATTAGCAGTTTCTGCAATTTTAGAAGGGCCAGCACCATATAAAATACCAAAGGTAATAGCTTTTGCATTTTGTCTTTCAGCAGCATATAAATTTTTTACTTCGTCAATCTCACAAGGAAGTTTAAACATGCTGTGAGCTACGTAAGAGTGAAAATCTAATTCTTCTACAAAAGCTCGCTGTAAAAAAGAGTCTTCAGCTAGCGCAGCAGCTACATATACTTCTGCTGTTCCTAAATCCGCTTGTACTATTTTAAATCCTGGAGAGGCTTTAAAAAACTTTTTAATACCTGAGTCTTTATCTCTAGGAAGATTTTGGTAATTAAGAACTCCAGAAGACGATAGACGCCCTGCAGCAGTTCCAATAATGTTAAAGCTAGAACGAAGTCTATTATCTGCGTCTACTCCGTTCTTAATATTTTTAATATAAGTTGTAGAAAGTTTTACTTTCTTACGGAGATCAAGGATAGCATCTGCAAGAGGATTATTCATTTCAGAAAGTACTTCTGCATCTGTAGATTTAGCACCTGTTGCAGTCTTCTTAGTAGAAGGAAGCTTTAATATGTTAAATAGCACCTCTCGTAGATGAAAAGTACTGTTAGGATTAAAAGTCTTTTTTTCTTGTTCCTCAAAAATTTTAATAGCAGGGTGCATAGATATTTCAGCCATACACTCTTCAATATCAATTTTAAAATCTTCTTCAATATCAGTTAGTACTTGAAGCTCAATAGGGCCTCCAGTATCTTCTAAATACATAAGAGCCTCAGTAGCAGGTTTTAATAATTCTTTGTATACATAAGAAAATTTAGAGTTCTTATCTATTAAAGGTTTAAACTTATCATAAAGCTGAAAAGTAGCATCAGCGTCTTTACAAGCATAAGGAGATAAAATATCTAAAGGTAGCATACCATAATTAAAATCTGCCAGTAAGATTTTATTTTTTCTACAAAACTCTTTCTTATAGTCATGTAAATCTTTGTCATAATCTCCTAAGTCAGTGAATTTCATAGCTAGTTGTTTTAGACCATGAGAGCCTACCGTTTCATCTAAACAATAGTGCATAAGAATAGTATCTTCAAACTTTGGAAACTCAAACTTTAATGCTTGATACATAAATTGTACATCAAACTTAGCATTATGTAGTACAATAGTTTTATCTATAAACATTTGTTTTACTTCGTCATAGAACTCTTCTACCACATCACAAGCTACAAAAATACCTTGATGAGAACGGGCAGACATAGCTATACCAATAATAGAACCTTTTCTAGCAGATAGCGCAGTAGTTTCAATATCTACAACTAAAGTATCGGCTTTTTTAAACTGCTCTAGGTAAGGCAAAAACTCTTCTGAAGTACTAATATAAGCGTAGTCTTTTTCGTATACTAAAGGCTGCTCTCCTGCTAGAACACTTCTTACTTTGTCAAAACATTTTTGCAGCTCTAATCTGTACTGAGGTTTAATAGATAGCATATTAGGATCAATAATAGGTATATACTTCTCTTCTACTATCTGACCTGCATACTTAAGTATGCCTGTAAGTCCTGAAGTATATTTTAAAGATTCTGCACCTACAGGACAGATAATATCATACTCATCTAGCGTAGTTAAATCTAGATCTACATTTTTCTTTAGAATTTTTTCTAAAGGTTCAGAGGATAGGTATTTTACTTCAAAATCAATTCCTTTAGAGAAAGATTTTAATTTTGATACTGTATCTGCTTTTAAAGGGCTACTAATAACTAACGCTACTTTTAAATCTTTACTCATACTCTTCTCCAAATAATTTCATTAATTCTGATTTACTTAAGTCTCCAGCATCTCTACCTTCAGGGGGTTGAACAATAATAGTTTCTATGTCCCTAGCTTCTAGCAGTGCAGTAATATTTTCTGCAGCTTTATTGCCGCTTATATCATTATCCATAAATATAGTAACCCTGGTACACCCTAAGTTATCTATCATAGATGCTTTTTCCTTACGAAAATTGTTTGTTCCAAAAATACAAACTGTATTTTTATATCCGTGTTGCCATAAGTTTAACATATCAAATAACCCTTCAACAAGTATTAAGTGACTTTTATCTGTTATTTTGTCTATAGGAAATAATAAATCACTAGTAGAAGCGTTTGAGGGTTTTCTCATATATCTTGGACTCTGTGTTTTTACATTTAATATTTTATACCTTCCTTCTATAAACCTAAGCTTTCCTTGTTGATAGACAGGAAAACATAAATAGTCTACTAATCCTAGTTGTCCAGTAGTAAAACTTTCAAACTCTTTCATTACAGAGCCGCTTACGCCTTTAAAGTCTAGAGTAAAGTTTATCTTATCTGAAGGCAATATTATGTCCATTCCAAAAAACTTAGAATGAAGTTTATTTTTTAGTTTTTTAATCTTATAAGTCTGTTTAGTTTCTATCTCTACAGAAGAATCTTCTCCAATAGCTTTTAGCAGTTTTTTATAGCTTCCTCCAAACCCACAAGAAAAACAATTAAATACGTTTTTATCTAAGTTAAATCTCATACTAGGGTTAGAGTCTTCGTGCAGACCACTAACACATTTAATAAGAATTTCTTCACTATGGTTAGGATTATTTGCGTACTCAATTTGTTTCTTATCTAATATAGAGTATATATCATGCATTAACCTAAATCCCTGCCTTGCTCTTTACTATCGTCTCCGTACTTGTTTAGTATTCTTCCACCAATAGCTTTAGACTTATTGGAGTCTATTCGTAGACAGTCCCAATCCATGTGCACATTAAACTTTATAGCTTTACCGTTTCTAATCTTAGCTACTTCAAAAGGCAAAGCAGTAGGATCTTCCGATAAATCACTAGGCATAAATCTAAAACTTTTATCAGCACTATCAAGAACGCCTTTAGCAAATCTAGCTTCTCCTGATGCATCAATTTGATATGGAGATATCATAATAACTTTATACTTTCTTGCAAGAGTTTTTAGAGAGTCAGATATATTAATTTGACTTTTCCAATCCATACGGTCTTCAACTTTTACAATATTTAAGTAGTCAATAACACACATTTTAATATCATGCTTAGTAGTCATCATATTTAGATAGTGATCTATTCTAGCCAGACTTAATTGTACGTCATCAATAATATGGAAACGATTATCTTTAAAAGGGACAACACCTCTTTTAAGTTCTTGATCAAAATTATTAAAGCTACCAGAGGTTAATAAATTACTGTATATAGAGTCAGATGCCTCACCTGGTTTATAAAAAGTATCTAATTTACTTTTAGCTATAGAAAACTTTTGATCTTTAGTTAAATTATTAAGCATAAAGTCACTAAAAGGTACTCCACTAATCATACTCATAAGACGATAGTATACTTCTACGTATCGCATCTCAATACTCATGAACATTACAGAATTATTAAGTAGGAAGTTATTTAAAGCCATATTTAGAGTAATAATAGATTTACCTGAGCCTCTTCTACCTCCAAAAAGTACTAGTTCTTCTAAGCCGAAACCTCCATTTGCAGCATCAAAGTCTGTACTTAGACCACTAGGAAACATAACAAAATTATCTTCTTGAGGTACTGTTTCAATAGTTGCTACATCAAACAGTTCTTCTCCTTCTGGAATAAATTTTTGTACAGACAGTACATGTTCTTGTATTTTGTCTATGATCTCAGTTTGTTCTAAATTCTCTAAGTCATCTATAAATTTATCAATAAAACCAATAGTCTCTTCTCTTATATAATAATCTTGTAATTGAGAAGAAATGAAGTTAGAGTCAATAGAAGTTTCACCTTCTAAAGTAATATCTATCAATTCTGAACGTAAGTAAGCTTTTGAGCTTTCTTGCTTTTGTATTTCATAGAACTCCTGCATAGAAGGAATTCTTAAGTTTTTAGTATAGAAATTGTTAATTTTTCTAAACAGCACAAGATTATTACCTGTGAAATATTTATTCACAAGTTTATTGAAAAAATCAGGGCTCTGAGTTGTTAATAGCCTTTTCAAGGCCAACTTTTGTAAATCTACTGACATCTATTTTTTAATTACCGGAAATAATTCATGACGAGGAACAAACATTCTTTGGTGAGAGTAATCACCTTCTATCCATAAAAGATAGCTTTCTCTTCCATAGTCCTCAATGTGTTTTAATACAGATTTAATATGATTTTTTAAAGAAGGAAGTTTCCAAGTTACTCCGTCTTCTAAAATCCAATAAATATTAAAGTGTACGTCTTCTACAGGTTCTTTGTGCTTCTTATAATCAAAAGGAGTAAGCTCTACATATTTCTGTACTCCTTGCTGTAAATATTCTATGTATTCTTCATCCATAGTTTTTTCTATGACAGCAAAACAATTAGTAGGAGCATGAAATACTTTATCCCCCTTAGAAAATCTAATATCTAAGTCTTGAATAACATGATCTGTTTGAGCTGGAGCACTCTTTTTTCTAGAACGAATAGGCACTCCTAGTTCTAGTAAAAAAGATTTTACTTTTTGAGAAGATATATAATTTCTCTTTGCTATGCCGCTTACGCTATCTCCATCTTGATAGTCTTTAGCCATAGTAGTTTTTTCTGCATTAGTAAACTCTTTAGTTTTAGCAGCTTTTTTAAGTCGAAGAGTTCTCTCTTCTTTTTCTAAAAAGTCATTAATAATATTATCTAATCTTTTAGTGTTATATGCGATACCTAAATGTTCACAAATAGCCTTCTTAGTTTTTTTACTTTTAATCATCCAAAGAGCTTGACGTATTTTTGCTTCTGGAATTTCTATATTTTTAATAACCATTTAAGCCTCCATATTAACTTAATACCAGTATATAGTATAGAAGGCCTAAGTGTCAATATATAATTTAATTAATCTGATACTTATACTCTTCCATCATAAAATATAAGTCATTACTTAACTCTCTAACTAGTCCTGTTTTTGTGTACACACAGGTAAAAGAGTCTGCTATTTCTTCGTCTTGTCTAAACACATATTCTAATGCAAAACTAGCATTATATGCTTTAATTAGCCCTTCAAACTCTTCCGCTGATTCTACATCTGGATAAAATCTCTTTATTAAGTTGGTAAAGTACATTATCTTATCTTCTCCAGACATATTTAAAATATCTTGAAGTACTTTGTCAGGTAGATTATGTAAAAATAAAGAACTGTCACTATTACTCATTTCGTTATCCCATAAAAAAGGGCACGACAATTGCTTGCCGTGCCAGTTATTGCAGTTAGTAATATAACTCTTAGGCTTCTAAAGCTTTTGGAGTATAATCTGTTGCAGAAATTCCGCGACGAGTTAACACAGTTTTAACACCGCGCTCACTTTTGCCAAATTGATCTGCTAACTCTGCAACACTCATACTGGTTGCCATATCTTCAATTCCTTCATAGGAATCGCTCTTAGCTGCTTTTTTATCACGCTGAGGTGCTTTAAGCTGCATAGAAAGAAGCTTTCCGCGAACGGAGTTTACAGATTTGCCAAGGGCATCTGCAATATCTTCTAAGAAAGCGCCCGAACCTGCCATATCAGAAATCTGAGCTTCTTCCGCCTCTGAATAGGTGCGTGGAGCTACTTTTTTCTCAGCTGGTTTAATATGAGCTGTCATTTCTAATGAAAGAGCCTTGCCGTTAACTTGACGAGAAGTTACTTCACGACCCCACTCACCAGTAAAGTGAGCTGCAATTTCTTCCGCAGTGTGTACACCGCTATTGCCTTCTAGAAATGAGGTTAAAGCGGCTGTTTCGTCTGCATCAAATGCAGGAGCTGCTTTAGGTTTTGTTGGAACGTCGTAACCAAGTTTACGAAGTTTTGCCGTTACAGAACGACGAGGAAAGTCAAACTCATCGCAAAGAGCGATAATAGTATCTTCCGTAATGCCGCCTGCGCATACTTGCTCCATACGAGCAACCATGTCTTCAGTATATTCAAATTTTGCCATTTTTATTCCCCTCTGGTTTCAAATGTTTTGTGTTATTAATAAATGTGAAACTTTTTGTTTCGATAAGATGATATTATCAAATATCAGTATACTTAGCAAGAAAAATATGAAAGTGTTTTTGTTTTTTGGTTGTTATTTTATAAATTGCTAAATTCATATATTTGTAATTTTATCTTATATTACTATCTTACCTTTTAAAGCATCAACAAGCAACTCTAAATTTGCTTTTTTTGTCAGGTTTAGACCTTCTATTTCAATTTCTAACATTTCTTCTATGTCTCTAATCATAGTTTTTACGCTACGCTTATCTTCTTTTTCTTCTTCTGGTTTTCTGTATATCTTCATTTGAACCAGTTTACTTATTACACTTCTGTGTCCTTTTTTAAAGTGATCTGCTACGTCATATACGTCTAGTCCTTGATCTACATATAATCTTGTTAGAATCTCTTCTTCTTCATCACTCCAGGCTTTATTAGATTTAGTAGCCATTAAGATTCTCCTTCATCTTCAAATAATTCTAGTTGTTTACTTTTAATCTTACTTAAATAAGTTTTGGTAAGTATATCTCCCGCCTTGTCTAGAAGGTGAGCAGCCATATCTACAAATTCGGGTCTTAAAGCTAATCCCTTTTTAGTAGGGAACCAGTTACCCGTATCTCCGTCTCTCATATACTCTCTTATATGAATATACTCTTGACCTCTAAATTCGTTTATAGTTATTTTTATAGCTTTATCTTCTGTTATATAACCTACAAAACCTAAATCAATTTCCATGAACTCTTTTTATCCTTGGATAATCATGTATCTTTTTAAGAGCATGATTATACATAATTCCTGCTTCTTCCCAGTTTTTTATTTTACTACTTTTAGGAATAGCACGTTTCTTCGTATCGTATAACATTTTCATTTTAGATATCAAGTCTTGAACTTCTGGTTCTACTAACCAAGTATGAGAGCCCATTAAGTTAAAGCTATCTCCTGGTTTCCCTGCAAAAATATTATTAATGTCTACGATTTTTTGAGAAGACTTTATTTTATAATCTGTAACAAATTCATCAGTACAGCCTCCTCCAGTAACTAAAGGAATAGTCCCACAAGCTATTGCTTCTTGAACAGGCATTCCAAAACCCTCTCCTCTATAAGGATGAACTAGTACGTCCACACTTCTATATAAATCTGCCATATCTTTTTCTGAATAAGGATCATCTATATAAGTTATTTTAGCTAAGCTATTAGTGTACTGTAGTTTAATTAATTGTTCTTGTAAGGCTGTTTTTCCATAAACTTGAGGGGTGTCTTTTACTATAAGCTCTACATTATCTTCTTTTTTAAATGTATTAGCCCATGCTTGTAGTAATATATCAAAACCTTTTCTATATTGATCACATCCTACAAATAAGAAAGTATATTTATCTCTTTTAGGAGTATCTCTGTCTACATAAAAGATACTTGGATCATATCCTATAGGTATACAAAAAAGCCTTTCTGGGTTAATACCGCCTTCTTGATATACTGCACCTGTCCAGCGAGTAAAAGTAATAAGAGCATCTGCAAAAGTTTCAAATTTGTATTGCCACTCAAAAGGCACTTTTGTAAACTCCCAAGGCTGTATATATACTACTTTTGTATCATTAGAATGAGGCCATCTCCATATAGGAGGATAACTATGCCTTATTTGTATATCAGGAACTACAGCAGTCTCCTCTTTAGGAAGTAAATTTTCTAAGTTTTGTAATGTTTCTTGGCTAAGTTTAGCCTCTGAAGTAAAACTATCTATAGGAGAAATAACTACATTGTTATACTTAGATAATTCAATAGCTAAGTACCTATTTACAATAGACAAAGAGTGGTTATCATAAAATTTACCTATAATTTCTAAATTCATATTATTTTGCATACATAATCACCGCTTGTTCTTTACAATAGTTTAGTAGGTCTTTTTCTTTAATTTTTAATAGAGACTCCCATTGAGGGCCCATATTGCTAGTTTTAAAGTTTTTTAACTGTGTGTAGTTGTTAATATCTACTTTAGCTTGTATATCATAAAACGGGTCTTGTTTACTCTCAATACTGTGTCCAAAGTTATTAATTTTTAAATCTAATTCATTTTCTGGTCTACAGAAGCTCCAATGTAATATAGCCAAAGGAGATTGAATTCTCTTTTGATTATTAGTCCATCTACAATAATTAAATGTATTATGTTTTAAAGTAGTAAAACCTTGAACTTCATTATTAGGAATACTCTTTCTATCCTCTTTTGATATCACTAGTATTTCACCGTCTCCAACTCTTTTATAAGGCAAAACCCAATAAAACATTAAGTCTACATCATAATTCTCTACTATAGGACAAAACTTATTAAAAAAGTCATCTGCATTTATTAGTATTTCATCAGCATCAAAAGAAAAAATCCAATCGTTAGAACATTGCTCTTTTAAAAAGTTTCTTTCATAGTTATCATTTTCAATAGGTACAGCGCTTCTATGAAAGTTTCCTTCTACTACTTCTATTTTATTATCGCCATCAATACTACTTAGCTCTTTCCATAACTTATCTTCATCAAAAGAAAACTTATTACCGCTCCAAGATATTCTATCTTTATCTAATCCTAATATTATTTCATCTACATAGTTATAATAACTTTTTATAGAACTTACTAAATAACTAGCATCGTAAGATATTAGACTGATTACACTTTTTTTACGCATTTTCAACTACTCTGTCTACTGTTTCAAATTCTTTTTTGCCTATCCATTTATCCATGAATATTGATCTATTTATAGACCATTTTTCTTGAAGATTCGGATTTTGAGCTAATAGTCTTTTGTTATCTTTTCCTTCAAAATGAAGTAACGGAATACCCGTTTGATAAATTTTATGGCCAGCGCGGCGGGCAGAAAGACACCAATCCACATCACGATAGTAAGTCCAATAGAACTCAGGATCAAAATTACCAACGGAATTCCTAACAGAAGCTTTGAGGTAAACTCCGCCCATAGTAACCCAGGCAACTTCTCTGACTTTGTCGTATTGGCCCTCATCGATTTCCAATTCTTGATTTGCTTTTCCATCATAGAGGTTAAGTCCTCCTCCGAAATGTACTGCTTCACCATTTTTACTAAATCTCCCACCAGCGTGCTGAATTATATATTTATTTTCCTCAGTTTTTTGAGGATATAAAAGTTTCATTCCAAATATATCAGCTTCTGGATATTTAACTACAGTATTTATTAATTCTGTATACCATTTATTTTCTGTATCCTCTTGAAGAGGCAACATATCTGCATGTAATATAATTACATCTCTATGCTTATGTTTATTCCATAGATACTGATAAGCCATATCACTGCCTATCTGACCTGTATCTTGCCAAAACTCATATTCAAGCTTCCATCCAAGGGCGGCTTTTAATTGTTGTATCTCTTGTTCAAATAAATAAGGAACTATAATAATAGGATTAGGAGTTGTCATTATAAATATCTAACCAATTTTTAAATTCGTCTAATACGCTCTCAGCGCTATGAGTTTTAGTACAAGCAAAACTAGTACTAGTATGGGGGCAATGTCTGGGCCAAAAAGTAAAGTTAGCTGTGGGATTGCCAGGCTCTGTGTTAGTATCGGCATCTTTACTTAGTTTAGGAACTACACACTTAAAATCTCCACAATGATTATTAGTAGACGGTTTTATAGTTTTATGATATCCATCAGAATAAAACTCAGGACTATCGTACTCTGTAGGAAACACACTAGGAATACTAATAGTATTTACGTCCATAGCTGCCGAAGCATGCACTAAAGATCCTAAAGGAGATATAAATAAGTTTTGACGCTTTAATATCTGTAAAGATTGATATAAATTAAAATTTCCACACTCTATGCCTAAAAAAGATAGCTCATGTTCTATATTTTTATTAGTCAGTATCTCTCTTATGCCTTGTATTATATCTAATCTCATTGTTTCTGACTGTAATTTTCTATTCCAGTCTAAAGGGCCTGACATACCTATTCTTAATATTTTATCATCAGGCTTAACAGAGTCTATGTTTAGTATGGTGTTACCGTCTAAAAACTGATCTTCGGTAATGTATTCTTTTATAGGTAAATTAGCACTCTTAGAAATTCCTAAATCTGAAAACCACCGCCAGTGTAAAAACATTTTATCTACTTTTTTAAACTGATCTTCGCTTTTATTTAAGTTTACGTTTTTTACTTGACCTCTATTATCAAATTCTATTAATCCTATAGAATCTAACCAAGGCTGTTTACTAATAACTTCTAAAACTTCTGATATACCACTAGGTTGTTCATGAGTAGTAAGCATAAAATTACTTCTTAAACAATAACTTACTAAATGATCAGGGTTATTTTCTTTATATCTTCTAGCAGCATTTATGCCTAGAATTACGTCTCCGAATGCTTGTGTGTTTGCAAATAGTACATGAGTCATTTATTAAATAGCCTATCTGTCCATGTTTTAGGTGTTTTATCATTTATTATTTCTAAATCTATATGATAATCAAAGTCTCTAGTAGTTTGGTCTCTCATCCACACCACAGTATCTCTTATAGTTTCTTCAATATCTGTGTCTGCTTTATAGTTTAGTACGTCCTCTGCCTTATCAGTAGATACCCAAGCATTTTTTACTTCTCTAGGTCTTTCAGGAACAAAGTTTATTTCTGCAGTTTTGTTAAAATATTTAGCTACTTTATTTGCTAGTGCTGCTATAGAAGTTTCGGTTCCATGGCTAGGACCTATATTAAATACTTCTTTGCTTTCTATTTTATCTCTTTTATTATAAACTGTTACAAAAGCTTCTACACAATCTTTTACATGAGAAAAAGATCTTTTTTGTGTTCCGTCACCATAAATATATACAGGTTTATCTTTAGATATTAGATTTGCAAAAATACTCATAACGTTTCTAAAAGGATCACTATAGCACTGATGAGGGCCGCACACATTATGAGGAACCATATGAAATACTTTTATTCCATGAATGTCACTCATTAAATTTAAATGCTGCTCTGCGTGTAATTTAGCTAAGCCATAAGGATCTACAGGATTAGGAGTATGATCTTCTTGAAAAGGAGGATTTCCTTCGCCATATCTTGCCATAGAAGTGGTATTTATAAACATAGGTACATTATTACTTACAGAAGCACTACACACAGAAGCTGTTCCTGCATATATGTTCTCAACTATTTTTTTAGGAGAAAAAACACTTAATCCTTCGTGGGCTAAAGCAGCACAGTGTATTACAAGCACAGGAGAGTAAATACCCATTACATTAGACAGCTCTTTAGTATCTAGTATGTCTTGCTCATAATAAAAAAAGTTTTTATTATCAGGCATGTTGGTTATATAGCCACCTATTAAAGAGTCTATACCTATTACTCTGTACCCTAACTCTAAATACTTATAACATAGATGACTACCTATTAATCCTGCAGATCCTGTAATTACAACTGATTCCATACGTCATTCCAATCTACTAAGGGGGTTACACAATTATCTTGTAGGTGTGTAGCAGTTCCAGGTAAAGGACAAACAGCTACATTCTGTCTAAAAGCTTTCCAGGTCCAAGAGTCGTCTGAAAACAAACCTGCTTGAAGTATAGAAAACTTAAAAGGTAAGAATGTTTTTCCTTTTGCGGCTAAAGTTAAAGTAGCACTGCTAACTGTTTTTAAGTGACAGTCAGGTCCTACTAATACTTCTACTGTTCTGTCTTTATCAAAATACCTATCTGGATAGTCATAAGGCAAATAAAAACCTTCATACCCTGCTTTAAAAACATTTTTCATAGTTTTTATGGCAGTTTTAGTATGAAGGTAATCGTCTTCGCATAAATATATTAGCTCTTCAGTATTTGCTTCTGCTATTTCTATTAAATTTTCCATTAACGGAATACAAGTATTTATTGTAACAGGATGATACTGAGGATAAGGATGCTCCCCAAATGGGGGTACTTCAGTTCTGTTAGGTATATCTTTTATTTCTAATTTAGTAGGTATAGAGCAGGTTTCTCGCATCCAAGATTTAGTTTCTTCAGTAACTGTATCTGCTAATACTATAATCTTATCGTCCCAGCCTTCTAAATCTTGTTGTAAAGAAAGCCAACATTTTCTAAAGATTTCATCTTTCTTTTTTCCATTCCATCTAGCTTTATCTTGTGAGCCGTCTGATATACTTCCTGGAGACTTATTAGCTTCTGAAGCTCTATATATTATTATCATTTTGTTACTTTTTTTCTTGAGAAATTTCTATATTCATCAATAATACTTATAATATAAGGATCTAAAGGTTCTATACCTTCTCTTACAAATTTTTCTATTTCGTCTTTTTGATTATTATTAAAGTTACTTTTATAAATAGAAGAACGATATACTCCTCTTGTTTTAGAAGGATTACCAAACACTTTAGAGAAAGGTTTTACATCTTTTATTATGGGCGAAAATGTTCCTATAAAAGAATGACTACCTACTGTAGAGTAATTTTGTATATGAGCATTATACTCTATATAAACATTATTTTGAATAACACTATGAAAACCTAAGTAACAACAACCTGTTATAGTATTATTATTGCCTATCAAAGTATCACTATTAATAGTAGTACTTGGGCCTATATAATTGCCACTTCCTATAACAGTATTCTCTCTGTAACCAGTTGCGCAGTTAATAACACATGCTGAAAGTATGGTATTGTTTTTACCTAGAGATATTCCATATTTATCATCTTTTACTAAAAACACCACTGAAGGGTCAATAGTATTAGAAGAATCTATAGAAAATTCTATAATAGCTTTGGAGGCAGAGTATACTTTCATAGTGCTATTCAAAATAATGAGTGTCACTTTTTCTGTTGCTAGGCAAGTGACCAGCCCCCTTAATCATGCAGCTAGTGCGTAATTAGATGGTGCAAAGTTATCGTTTGCGTTTGTAGTTTTTGGCTGAATATCGTAGGCCAACACGGTAATCTACTCTCATCTCTACACACCTGTCGATCCTAGTTCAGCCCCATAAGAAACACACTTATCTTAATGTGTTTATGGTGGAGCTGTCGGGTACTGCCCCCGAGTCCAGTATGTATGTTGAATTGTATCAACGATTACAAAAAAGAGGTTTAAAACGATAGATGTATCGAAGTTAGTGACCCCTTAATTCCTTATTTATTTTTTGTCTTGTTTTCTTATTAGATAGTTGTTTTAGTTTCTTTTTCCATGCCCTAGATAGTGCATGAGGTATTACGCCGTTTTTAGGATTCATTTTTATACTCCTATAAAGAAACTATGCTAGTACTTCCTTTTTCCTTATTAATAATCTTACTATTATACTTTCTAAGCCTATTAAACTGGCTAGGCCGTCTATAGGGTGCAAACTTTAAAGGATTATTATGGAGTTTTTCTACAGCTTCATTGATAATTTTATCTTTTTCAGTATTCATGCGTTACTCTCTTTTTTATTATATAGTTAATATTAACACTAAAAATAGTAGTTAGCAACAAAAATTTAAATTTAAGATTTGGAGTTTGGTGTATTTTTTTGCTTCTTTGTGTAGCCTGCTTTTCTTTCTAACTTTTGCATAAGAGCTTGTCTTTTAGCTTCTGCTTTTCTGTACCTAGCTTTACCAGCTTTTTTAGCTTCTCTAAGTTTTTCAGATTTAGAAACATAGTAACTTTGTCTTTTAGCATCTGTATAGAACCCATCGGCATTTAGTTTTCTCATCATAATTTTATATGCTTTAGAGACATCATTATTATATTTTTTTATACTTATTTTCATTAATTTACCTTTATATAGTTTTGTATCCAAGAAGATAAGTGTCCTGCAGAATATTTACCTATAAGTTTGGATATAACTCCATTATTTTTAGTTACCACAAACATAGGTGTTGTAATATTTTTTGAGAGGTCTGCACTGTTTACACTTTCTGTATTAATTCCTAGATCTTGCAGGGTGAGCAGTTCTCGTTGCACATAGGTTTTATTAAATTTGTTAAAATATCCTGTAACCTTCTTCAACTTATTTCTCCTATTAGTCTGACACTTTTTAAGAGTAGACATATTTTGATTTAATTTTATTCTTGCCATTTATAATTTTTCATGCTAATATTAATTTATAACAACAGGTAAGCAAATAATATGAAAGACTATCAGAATGAATTGAGCCGTTGTCTATCCGTAGTAAAGTGGAATCCTAATGAAGCACTCTCTGAGATGAACCTCTTAAGAGACGAAGCATTAAGTTCTCCTTTAAAAGAAAAACTTTGGAAGCGTAAGGCTCGTGAAATAAATAACTTTTTAGACTCTTTAGAAAACACACGTTACTATAAAGAATCTGAATTCTGGAAAAACTCAAAACCAAGTAGGTTAATAATATAATGAATAAGTATCAACAAGACTTTAACTCTTTGAAAACACTACTAGCTAACTCTTTTAACTCTGTAGAAGATGTTGTAAAGTTAGTTAAACCACTTTTATTAAAGATGAATAATCCAACCTTTTATAAAAAGTATTTATACACTAAGCCCGAAGAGGCTTACGGGGGAGTAGGGAGTTATTCCAACAATATGTTTACCATATTTACTAACGAGTGTATCAAAATTATTAATGAATGTCAAGACTTAAATGAAATGCTCAGGAAGCTACAAGTAGAATACTCATGGACAAATCGACACTCCGAGCCCTACTGGTTTAAAAATACAAAAAATACTTAGTATAAGTTCAAATAAAATCAGCTGCAGACTACTCTTGCGGCTGTTTTTTATTAACATAAGGGGAGTAGTGTATGATAAAATCAATAACTATTTTTTTATTATTACTTAGTGCAAAGACAGTGCTGGCAGATACGAGTAAAGAAATAGAGTGCTTAGCAAAGAATATTTATTTTGAAGCACGCAATCAGTCAGTAAGAGGTCAAATAGCTGTAGGAAACGTAACCATAAATAGGGTAAAAGATAGTAGATTTCCAAACTCAGTATGTAAGGTCGTAACTCAAGCCAAAAAAGACAAAAATAATAATATAATACTTAACAAATGCCAATTTAGCTGGTATTGTGATGGAATAAAAGATACTATGTTAAATAAAGAGGTAAAAGAATTTTCTTTTAAACTTGCTAAAGCGTTAATTTTAGGGCAAATATCAGACGTAACACACAACTCAACGCACTATCATAGTAAAAAAGTCAAACCTTATTGGAGTAGCCATCTATCAAAAACGGTTACTATAGAGGATCACCATTTTTATAGGTGGGAAAAATAAAAATTTAAGATTGACTAACATAATAAGCGTTTGGTACAATAAAAAATGATAGAAGAAAGTAGTTTAAGCGATGATGTTAAAAAGAATATAAACTGGCTGCACGAAAGGTCGCAAAAAACAAAAAGTGATCTAGAAACACATGAAGCTGTGTGCGCAGAACGTTATATTCACATTAGTCAATCTTTATCGGCTCTAAGTGAAAGTATAGAGCAAAGTAATAAAAGAATACAAGAACTTCATGATACTGTGTCTGCTAGTAAAGTAAGTTTAAAAACTCTAATGTTCATAGGTTCTTTCATATTAGCAATTTCAGGATTTATTTATACTATTATAGGAATAATTAATCAAGCACAATGACTAAAGAAAAAGAATTATTAAAATATCTATTATCTAGTCCTCCTATGGATGTTTACAATGAGGATAACATGGATATTCAAGAAAGTAATTTAGAGTTAGTAGAGCCCAGACCTATTAAAGCTAACGAAGAAGAACTAGAATCTAGAGAAATAGGTTCGGCTAACTTATTTTTGGCTTCTGCATTTTTGAGCACTATAAACGACATAGATTTACCGGCTAAATCAGACGAAGACGTAACTAAAGCTCAAAAACTATGGCAACAATGGATGACAGAGCTTAAAGAAGATAACTTCTTACGAGAAAAACCTAATACGTTACGAGAAAGTTTTAAAATTGTTTAACTATGAAAAGTGTTTAGAAGCGTATAACATAGATAGAGAGTCTGGAAGAGTATACAAAACTCCCGATGGCGAGTACCCTAGTATAACTACTATTTTAGGAGCGACTTCGAATAATTCTTTTTTACATAAGTGGAGAGAAAGAGTAGGCGAAGAAGAAGCTAATAGAATATCTAAAGAAGCTACTGATAGAGGTACTGCAGTACACGACTATATAGAGCAGTACTACTTACAAGAAGATAGAGTTTTTAGCGACTGGTTTGTATCTTCTGGACTTTCCAAAGAGCCAAGAAAAATTAAACAACCTGCTAGAGACATTATAAAAGAATGTGATAGAAATAACTTTACTCCCTATGCTCAAGAAATACCTTTATGGCATCCCAAACTAAAATTTGCCGGAAGAGTAGATGGCATTGGGTTATGGAATGGTGTACTATCTATAATAGATTTTAAAACTTCAAAAAAGAAAAAATACACCTCTCAAATAAAAAACTACTATATACAAGCTACTGCATATGCTGTTGCCCATAATTATTTATTTAATACTGCTATAAATAATTTTTCAATAGTTATTGGAGTAGACGAAAAAGAATCTCAATGTTTTACAGGTAAAGTAGTAAATTTTATACCTGAGCTTAAATATAGGGTTAGATCTTTTTATAGTCAACAGAAAGGAAGTTAATATTAAGAACTCTTTAAAACAACAAGAATACTATCGTCTAATAGAAAAATATGACTTACTATTTTTAACAGGCGCAGCGGGTACTGGAAAAACCTATGTAGCATGTAACTCAGCTTTAAATTTTTTAGAAAGAGGTCTTATTGAAAAAATTATTATAACAAGACCTGTTGTAGCTACAGAAGATATAGGTTTTTTACCTGGAACTTTAGAAGAAAAAATAAATCCTTTTATGGACCCTATACTAGGAGTATTATCAGAGATTTATAATCCTAAAGAAATAAAAAGGATGGTTGCTAATAATGTTATAGAGGCAGTTCCGTTAGCTTATATGAGAGGAAGAACTTTTTCTAACTCTTTTATAATACTTGATGAAGCTCAGAATACTACTCAAAAACAGATGAGTATGTTTTTAACTAGATTTGGCAGAAATATTAAGTGTTGCGTAACAGGAGACTTACTACAATCAGATTTACCTACTAGAGAAAATGGATTAAACTGGGCGTCATCAAAACTAAGCCCCTCAGAGTTAGTAGCTTTTCTTACTTTTACTAGTGATCACGTTGTAAGAAGTCCTTTAGTCAAAGAAATTATGAGATATTTATATGCAGAAGAAACGTCGTATCCCATTAAAAAAACTTTTAGAGCTGGAAGCCTTGAGTCTATTGCCCCGAGAGAGGTCGTTAATAGTTAGTATTAAAAAGGCTCAAAGGGATTATCCTCAAATAACTCCCAAAATGTATGCTGCATTTAATGGTATATACGATAGCTATTTTTATACAGGAGAAGAGCAATGATAAGTAAAGAAAGATATTGTAAGTCTTGCGGTCATAGATGCCACTGTTATTCTCCTGATTGTTCTGAGTGTAAAAATGATGTATGCATAAGTTGTAAATGTTCTTCTAGTGAGAAGAGCTTTTGGCCTGATAATCCAGGAGAAGCATACTCTATTTAAGGAGATTTTTATGCCCGTAAAAAAAGTAAAAGGCGGTTATAAGTGGGGAACCACTGGAAAAGTTTACAAAACTAAAAAAGCTGCAACTAAGCAAGCTAGAGCCGCTTATGCAAACGGTTATAAAGGTAAAAAAAGGAGAAAGTAATATGCCACATTACGGTAGAAAAGGTAAAGGAAGAAAGAAGTAATTATACTTATAAAGGAGATATAATATGCCTAAAATGAAAACAAAAGCCCCTAAATATACAGTAGGTAAAAAACCAGCTAAAAAGGCTGCAGCGAAAAAAGGACTTACTGCTGCTCAAAAAAAACTGCCCCCAGCACTTCAAAAAGCTATACTTAAAAAAATGAAAGGCAAGAAGTAACTAATGGCTGCAACACCTACCAATCCTAGTCTTTGGTCTAGAGCTAAGACTCAGGCAAAAAAGAAGTTTAACGTTTATCCTTCTGCATATGCTAATGCATGGGCAGCTAAATGGTATAAGTCTAAAGGCGGTAAATGGAAAGGTGCTCCTACCAATAAAGTGAGAAAAAAACGTGGCTAAAGGCGGGTTAGGTAAATGGTTTTCTGAACAATGGGTTGATGTTAAAACAGGCAAACCTTGTGGAAGATCAGGCAAAAAAGATAAAAGAAAATATCCCGCCTGTAGACCTAAAGCAGTTGCTTCTAGAATAACTAAACAAGAAGCAGCTAAGAAAAAAGGCCGTAAAAAAGTTAAATGGTCTGTGACCTCTTCCGGTAAAAAGAGAAAGTCAAAAAAATAAGGAGAGTTTATATGATTAGTAAAATATTATCTTGGACTAAATCAAAACTTAAAGAAAGAACTTCATGGGACGGAATAGCCTTAGTTGGAACTGGCGTAGTAATGATTATGATGCCTATAGATCTAGTAGCTTATGCAGCTATAGCATGGGGACTGTGGACTATTTGGAAAAGTGAATAGTATACTATGTTAGAAATTATACAACAGATGGCCTCAGATAGACTATGGATTTATACTGCTTTAGCAGGTAGTCTGTTTGGGGCTATATTTGTAGCCTATGTTAGCACTACTAAATTAGGTCTTTGGACATATGCTAAGATAGATAAAATGTTAGATCTACTAATAGATAGATTAGGATGGACTTGGTTAGAGCAACCAAAAGACGCTTGGAAGCAAAAGCTACCAAAAGGTCTTATCAAAAAAATAGACGATATAGATAACAGATTAAAATACCTAGAAAAGTAACTATTATTTTGGTATATATGTTAATATATGATAAAATAAGGAGATAATTATGGCAAAAGCTAAAAATGCTAGACGGTTACCTAGCGGCAAGTTAGAATACAGAGGAGAAACCTATCCTGGATTCAACAAGCCTAAAAGAAATACTTCATCCTCTAAGCATAAACAAGTTGTTTTAGCTAAAAAAGGAGAAGACATAAAAGTAGTTAGGTTTGGTCATAAAGATTATGGGCATAATTATTCTGAAGATGCAAGAAAAAATTATTTACAAAGAAGCGCAGGAATAAGAGATAAATCAGGAAGACTAACTAAAGATGACAAGTTTTCTGCTAATTATTGGGCTAGAAAAGAGCTATGGGCAGGATCTGGAGGCTCTAAGAAGTCTCCTAAAAAAGGTGGACCTAGAAAATGATTATTAAAGATAGTGAAGGCCAAGAAGCCAGAATGATTAAAGCTAAAGTAAGAAAAATGATAGCACAGAATCAAGAATTACTAAGTATGATAAAAGAAAATATGGACGTAGAAGAGTGGGTTCAGAATAAAATAGTTTTAGCGTCTCACAATATAGATGCTATATATGATTATATGAAATACTCCTCTGACCCTGTAGAGACGCAACTAGAAGAAGACTCAGATAGTGTAACTATAACACTAGCATTAGAAGAAGAGATAGACTCTTCTGATGTAATAGAAATATCTTTAACAGATAATTCTTTAGATGCCTAAAGAGTATTTAATATCAGAGGCATTTAATAATGTTTTTTGTACCTTAGCACCTTCACCAATACATGGTGTAGGTGTTTTTGCGCTAAAAGACATACCCAAAAATATAATTGTATTTTCTTCTATATCATGGGATACCTTAGACAACTCTATTCTAAAAAAGCTAGATGAAAGTGTACTACTTGAGTATGCTAAAAAATTTAAAACATCTTATGAAGGATTAAAGATCCCTGCTAGAGGGTATAATTCAATTGACTTTAGATTTTACTTAAACCACGCTACTTCTTGTAATCTTAATTATGATTCAGAGAATGATTTAATCATAAGTAAAGATACTATTTATAAAAATACTGAATTAACAATAAACTATAAAGCTTACGGACTTAGCATTGATAACAGTTTTCACTAACGGATGTTATGATATCTTACATCCTGGACATATAGATTTGTTTAACTATGCCTCTACATTAGGTGATAGACTAATAGTATGTCTAGACAGTGACGATAGGGTAAGAAGAAATAAAGGTTTTTGTAGACCTATAAACACTTTAGGTATTAGATCTAAAATTATAGGAGCTTTAAAACCTGTAACGTCGGTAATATCTTTTGATTCTGATGATGATTTATGTTCTATATTTGATACTTATAACGCTGACTTATTAGTCATTGGAGAAGAATATAAATACAAAAATATTGTAGGCGAAGATTTTGTAAAGAAAGTTATATTTTATGAACGAGACAATAGATACTCAACAACTAACATCATTAAGAGTATTAATAATAGGTGAGTCATGTCTGGATGAGTACAGGCTAGGTTCTGTAACTAGAATATCTCCAGAGGCTCCTGTACCTGTTATACAGTTTAAAGAGTTAAATACTGTAGAAGGTATGGCTGCTAATGTTAAAAATAATGTTCAAGCTTTTAATGTAGGTAACATAGATTTAATAACTAATAGATCTAAAATTATTAAAAGAAGATTTATAGATATAAAATCTAATCAACAATTACTACGAGAAGACATAGGCGACTCTGTATCCTCGTTAATAGACTATAATATAAAAGTAATGAGTTCTAATGATTATGATGTAGTCATAATTTCTGACTACTGTAAAGGGCTATTAACACCTGATACGGCCAAACTAGTATGTGAAAAATTTAAACATAAGGTGTATGTAGACACTAAAAAAGAAGACTTAAGTTGTTTTCCATATTCTATTATAAAAATAAATGAATATGAGGATAATAGTAGTTATAACTTACCTCTATCTTCTACTAAAATAGTAACTTTAGGGTCTAAAGGTTCGGTATGCGAAGGTGTATTCTCTAGGCCTTCTCCTGTAAAAGTTCATGATGTTACGGGGGCTGGAGACGTATTTTTATCTTCTCTTGCAGTATTAAATAGTTTTAACTCTATTCATGACTCTATAGACTTAGCAAATAAACTTGCGTCTTATTCAGTAGAACACTTTGGAACATATGTTATAAATCAACTAGATATAGAAAGGGCTTTTAATGAGACTTGAAGGTTTTGTAAAAAAAGGATGGGGTCACGAACTTATTTGGGCAACAAATGATAAATATTGTGGCAAACTGATGAAGTTTAATGAAGGTGCTAAGTTTTCTATGCATTTTCATAAAGATAAAGAAGAGACTTGGTATGTATTAGGCGGCGAGTTTATAGTTCATTGGATTAATACTTTTGATGCCTCTAAGATAAGTACAAAAATTAAAGAGGGAGATACTTGGCATAATGAACCTTGTAGCCCTCATCAATTAGAATGTTTAAAAGAGGGTACTATATTAGAAGTTAGTACTCCAGACAGCGTAGAAGATAATTATAGAGTGTCTCCTGGGGATTCTCAATGATACAATTAGTTTGACACTTACTTTTTTATTAAGTATTATATAGTATAACCATATAGGATCTACAATGGAATATTTCAATAAAACTAGTGAAGACTGGCGTATTTCTCAATGCTGTCAGTTCCATGATAAAGCAAAAGCTAAATCTTACAATTTTGGAACTACTACTAAAACTTATGCTCTAAAAGAGGGCGGAAAAGAAAGAGTGCAACAAAAAGCTTTACATAATTGTAATCAGCTTTTATCTGTGCTAAAAAATCATTTCCCTACACAACCTAAAAATCTAAGAGCTTGGAGAATATCTTCAGAGCTTTTTCCTTGCTACACTTTAGATTTTACTAAGCCTTGGTACGAAGAAATTTGGGATGACATTTGTGCTATACTAGAAGAATGCGGTAGACTAGCAAAAAAACATGAAGTAAGACTCAGTGTGCATCCTGGACAGTATACTGTTCTAGCGTCTAACAAAGCTGAGGTAGTAGAAAACTCTATTAAAGATTTAGAGTATCATGCTCTATATGGTAGTTTGATGGGATTACCCGCTAAAGACTTTGTAATGAATATTCATCTTCAGGGTCTATATGGAGGAAAGCACGAAGACGGCATAAAGCGTTTTGCTACTAATTTTCATTACCTATCTGACTACGCCCAACAGTGTCTTACTGTAGAAAATGAAGATAAACCTAATGGTTATGATATAAGACATACTATAGAGCTATCTAAGCGTGTACCTATTCGCTGTTGTTTAGACACTCACCATTATGCATGCCATAGAATGAGAGAGTCGGAAAAAGTTGTACTAGAAGGCAAAACTGTTAATAGGAAGATTAGGGATGTAGAACATATTACTTATACCCATGAGTACTTTGCAGAGGCTGTAGTATCTTGGAAAGGGGTTAGACCTTTATTTCACGTGTCTCAATCTTTCCCTCCAGAAAATTCTGCCTATTGGATGAAGCCTAATGCTCACTCAGAAGTATTCTGGGATGAAGAACTTATGGCAAATCATGTGCCTATGTTACAGTATGCAGACTTTGATATAGAAGCTAAACATAAAGAAGTAGCCGTACTAGGTTTTTACAATTTTATAAAAGAAGAAGAAGAGCTAGCAGGAGAGCCCTTAGTAGCAATATGATAGATTATAAATTTAATGAAGATCAATATATAAAAGAATTTAAAAAGTATGTTGATTCCACTTATAACCAACACTATTCTAATAATAAATTTCAATCTACTGAAGTAATTATTGATAGAGGTCATGGAACAGGTTTCTGTATGGGAAGTATAGATAAATACTCTAATAGGTATGGTAAGAAGGGCACTGTAGAAGATGCTCGTAAAGATTTAATGAAGATATTACACTATACTCTACTTCAGCTGTATATACACGATAGTAACTATTAGAGGAGTTATTAATGACTAAATATTTATTTAGGAACCCAGAAGTTCCTGGGCAAATTGAACGAGAAATAATTGCTAGAAATCTAGTAAGAAATTTAGAGAAACTAGGTAAGTTTCAAATAGAGCAATTATCTGGGGAAAGCTGGACACATTTAAAAATACATGCCCCTGATAATTTACTTAAAATATTTAAAGGAATAAAAAGTACTAAATATAAACCTATTATAAAAGGTAAACACGTATTTATGTATATAGATAGTAATGTTACGTCATTAGACGTGAGAATGTTTATAGGAGAGTTAATAGCGTGTATAAATACTAAGAATAATAAATTATCTCATAGAATTAGAAGAAAAATAGGAATTTTTCTATTTAATTTAGCAAAACTAATATATAAACCTAAAAAATAAGGAATAACTATGTCAGAAGATAAAGATGTCAAAAAACCTATAAAAGCTATTAACCCAGAAGATGTAGCAGAACAGTTAGATATTATTGTATCTTTCTTAGGCGCAATAGAAAGCTCCAGAGACGAAATTAATAAAAGAGTAAAGCATTTAAAAGAAGAATACGGATTACAATCCACAGCTGTTAGAGCTGCTGCGACTGTTCTACATAAGCAAAATCAAGAACAGTTAGATGAAAAAGAGTCTCAAATTAGAAACATTTTAGATATTTGTAAAGGTTAGAATATGTCTAGCATAGTACTGGTTACTGGAGGTTTTGACCCTCTTCATTCTGGCCATATAGCTTACTTTAAAGAAGCTAAAAGGTTAGGACAAAAATTAGTGGTCGGACTAAATAGTGATGATTGGCTAACAAGAAAAAAAGGTAGACCCTTTATGAGCTGGTCTGAAAGAGCTGAGATACTTGAAAATATAAGCTGTATTGACAGAGTTATTAAATTTAATGACTTAGACGATACTGCTAATGACGCTATATATAAAACTTTAAAAATGTCTCCTGATAGTAGAATAATTTTTGCTAATGGAGGAGATAGATCTATAGGTAATACTCCTGAAGAAAAAACTTATGGAGGAGTACCTTGGGTTAGGTTTGAATGGGGAATAGGAGGAGAGAATAAAGTAAATAGTTCTTCTTGGATTCTAGACAAATGGAAAACTCAAAAAACAGAAAGAGATTGGGGGTACTGGAGAGTTTTAGATGATAAACAACCAGCATTACCTCAAAAGATAAAAGAGCTAGTTATTTATCCTAATTGTAGCTTATCTGATCAAAAACATTTAGATCGCTCAGAACATTGGTATGTATTAGAGGGAGATTTACAAATAGAACTAGAATATCCAGATGCTACTTGGAAAACAATGATTCTTAGCCCTCATACTACTTTTGTTATACCTACTAATACTTGGCATAAAACTACCAATATTGGTAGTTTTAACGCTCATGTTCTTGAAGTACAATACGGAACTAAATGTATTGAGTCAGACATTGAGCGAAGGCAGATACTTAATGAAAAGAATAAACGAGACGACATATAATCAGTCTACCTATCCTACAGAGGTAGAAAACTTAATAATAGAACATCTAGATAAGACAGATAAATTAATATTCAGCTGGGGAAGAGATAGTTCTACTTTTTGGCTAGCTAGACGATGTACTTCTATGTGTGTAGTAGAACATGATCTTGCATCCTTTAATGCAACAAAAGACTTTTTATCTTTCAAAAACATTAATAATATAAAGACTAAGTATTCAAAAGAAAACTATGTAGATAGTATCAAAGAGTATCCAAGTAATATATTTGATACTATCATTATAGATGAGCATGAAAAAGAAAAGTGTTTTGTGTCTGCAATATCAGAAGCTAGATCAGGAGGTATTATAATAGCTCCTTATCTCAATATAGATTTATTAGAAGAATACTCTAACAGAGTTAAAAGCTACTCATCTTTCTCAGGAAAAGGGTATATAAATGAAGAAACGGTTATTATCCGGAAAAAATAAAACTATTCCTTTTATACCTTTTTATATAAGAAGAGCAGGAGGATGGGTAATACCTACTGCTTATGATATATTTACAGATAAAAAAAGTTTAATCATTTTTTTAAAAGGTGCATATATAGATAGTAAATTATTAGTTCATTATGATGATTCTGATTTAATATCAAATTATAATAATACTTATTGTTGTTGTCCTAATGACTCTTATGTAATGAATCAATGGGCTACCGACTTAAATATTAAAAATATAGATATGTTACCTGACGGTAATAAAGAGTTTTTTGACTATTTAGACTTACTAGAAAAAGAAACTCCTATACGCCAAAAGGTAGAAATAAGTAATTCAGAAATAAAATATTTAGGAGATGTACGTGTCTAAAGTTATAGTTTATTCTTTACCTAGCTGTATAGCATCTAATGATTTTATTATATACTGTAAGAGTAAGGTACGTGACTTAGAAACCTATGTAGTAAAAGACTCTTCGTGGCCTCAGATTAGGCATGATGTAACTATAGACTCTTTAGAAAGTAAGTATAATAGAAAATTTTTTAGTTATCCTATTATATATATAAACAATCAATATGTAAATTCAATACAAGAAGCAAAGAAGATTATAACAAAAGGACTATAATATGGATATACTTATATACTCTAAAACAAATTGTAACTTTTGTGTGAAGGCAAAAAATTTATTAAATGTAAAAAATCTAGAATTCACTGAGAAGGTACTAGATAAAGACTTCACTAAAGAACAATTATTAGAGATACTACCTAATGTAAAAACCTTGCCACAAATACAAATAAATGGCAAGCATATAGGCGGTTATAGAGAATTAGAAAGCTATTTAAATACTAATTAATGTAACTTATTAGTTGCTTAATAGTTTATATTTAATTATTATTGTATAATGGAAAATTTATTTAGCGCTTTTATACTATTGTTTTTTGTTATACTTCCTTTGGTAGCTATATTCAGCTTTACATCAAAGGTAACAAGTGGTATATATTACTGGGCAGATTCTCAGCACCCACAAGAAACCTACGATTACACAGAACAGCGGGCATTCCCAAAAACTACTACACCCCTTATTAAGGATTCTCCTCTAGTATTGAAATACCCATTAGCAAAATCAGATAAAAATAAAATGGAAGATTATTTAGGGTACTCACTAGAATATGAAGATTCTAGTGAATTCAAAAACTTTTTAGATAATAATGACTTTGATGTTAGGGAGCATTTAAAAGTTAAAAAAGGATGATTTTATGTACAATAAAGAATTTAAACTAGATATAAGAGACATAGAAATAATTGAACAAGCTCTAGAAGCTAAAGTAGCTCGTAGGGCTGCTTCTTTATTGATCGACTCCGACTCAAAAAAACAGTTAGAACTAAGAGAGATAAGAGAGTTATTAGGAAGAATTTCTTATCAAAAGAACTGGTACAGACCTAAAAAAGGATATATAAGTGGATGAGTATATATGTTAAAACAGGTTTCTATATTATATGTCTTACCTTTTCTATTATAGCTACTCAGCAGATGCTAACTTTTAGCGGAGAGGCTTTTAACGTCTTAACCTCTATAGGGCAAGAACTAGATAAATTACCTTGACAATTATTAATAATTAAGATATAGTAAGTATATACAAGAAAGGTTACTATGAAACAAGATTATAATTCTCTGCTAAATACAGTTAAGCATCATTCTAAACTGTATTATGACGATAACGCCCCTATATTATCTGACTATGAATATGATCAGCTATATGACAGACTGAGTTCTATAGAGCTTAGACAAGGATGGGCAGACTCGTCTAGCCCTACAGTAAGAGTAGGAAACTCTAAAGGTAAAATTAAGCACCCTTTCCCTTTATACTCTTTAAAAAAAGTATATGAACAAGATGAAATAGATCCCGAATTTATAATTGAGACTATAAAAATCGATGGAACTAACCTGTCTGTAACTTACGATGAAAAAGGTAATTTACTTCATGCACTTACTAGAGGTGATGGAGAGTTTGGTGAAAATGTAACTCATCTAGTAGATTATATTGCTTCTATACCTCTTACTGTTCCTGCACAAAACAAAATAATTACTGTTATAGGAGAAGTAGTAACTGATAAAGAAAACGTACAAAACTTTAGAAACTTTGTAAGCGGTTCTCTCGGTATAAAAAACGCTGAGGAGATTATAGATAGATCTTTACGTTTTATAGTTCATGACGTTGCAGGTATAGAAGAAGATTATTCTATAAGAGTTAAGAGTCTTCACAGTTTCGGGTTTGTATCTACTTTCAATTGGGATTGCTCTTCTTATCCTAGTGATGGTATTGTTTATCGAGTAGACTCCTATAAAAGAGAAAAATTATTAGGAACAACCTCTAAATATCCTAGATATGCTGTAGCCTTAAAAACTAGAGGGGCTATGACAGCAGTAACTACCATTCAAGATATTTTTTGGAGTATTGGTAGAACAGGAGTTGTTACTCCTGTAGCAGTAGTAGATCCTGTAAATATTGACGATGCTACTATATCTAGAGTAATACTTCATAATATTGACTTCATAGAACAACACGAGCTTGGACTGGGAGATGAAATACTTATTGAAAGACAAATTACTCCACAATTCGTAAAGGTGCTATCTAAATCTAAATTTGCTAGATTCTGTGTAGCAGATGCAGAAAAAAAACTAGGGCTAAAACTATATAGAGAAGGTCCTAAACTTTTTACTTCTGCTAAAGACGGTAACAAATCTGTAGAGTATTTTGTTAAACAGCTAGGCATTAAAGGCTTAGGCCCTGCATGGATTCAAAAATTAGATTTAACTCATCCTAATGACTTATTTAAGGAAGAAGTTCCTTGGGAACATATGGGTAAAAACGGTGAAAAAGTATTAGAAGAGCTATCTAGACCTAAAGAGTACTACTCTGTATTAGGAGCTTTAGGCATACCTGGAGTGGGCAAAAATACTGCTAAGCGTATTACTCAAAAAATACCTTCCTTTGATAGATTAAGAGAAATAGAGTATGAAGATATTAACGGAATAGGGCCTAAAACAGTTGATAGCATACTGGCCTGGTTAGATGTTAATGAGTCCTGGGTTAAGAGCTTACCTTATTCTCTAACGGCTTCTACTTTTGTAGAAGAGGCTACTAATAACTTAACAGTAGCTGTATCAGGTAAGCTAGACATGACAAAGCAAGATTTATCAGATCATTTACAAGATCTTAATATAGTGCTCAAAGATAGAGTAACTAAAGATATAGATTATTTAATTAGCTCTGGAGAAGAAACTTCTAAAGTAGCTAAAGCTAGACAGTATAATATTCCTATTATAAATTACTGGCAGAATAAAAAATACATCTTAAGAGGAGAGCTAACTCATGGCGGAAGTTATTGATTTTTTACAGAGATCTAAACAAATAAAGCAATCTTATATAGACGAAGATATAGATATAGAAGATGCTAAGGTAATAAGTAAAGACATATTTTATGAAACCTTAATGACTTTAGAGGAGTTAGGCTATTCTCCTAACCAAAATTCTCAGTTATTAAAAGATTTAGAAGCTTTATGTTTTATATCTTGTGCTATGATATTTAGAGCGCATAACAATAAACATCCTGCTAATAGACTACTAGATGCAGCTTTTAAAGACTTAGAAAATACTATAGAAGTTGTGGGAGAATCTTTACATGCCGAAAATGATAATAAGATTCAGTGATTCTGGATTAACTAAGCAAGAAGCTAAAGAATTTGCGACTGAGCATAATGCAGATCTATCTGCGTATCGTAATGATAGTAAATCTAAACAATCTTTTCTTGACTTAACACTAGAAGACCATTATTATGGTAACGAAGTTTTAGAAATGTATAGTGATCAGGCGCAAGGTTATCTTCAGTTTGATGACGGTACCGTTAGTAGACACTTTATAAGACGAGAAAGAAATTTTACTGAAGATTAGTACAAAAGGATGAACAATATGTATAATTTAATTAAAAACTTAACTACTAAAGAAGAAGTTAAAAAAGTATTAAGAGCAAATGATGCTGGAGCCTCTTTAGAAAAAAGCTTAACTGATAGGTGGTTAGCAGAAAAAGAAGCAGCAGATATTGCAGCAGAGCAAAAAACTATTGCCCCCACACAGAATGTAGTAAAAAAAGCTACATTAGCTGCAGATAAATTGGTAACTACTAAGGTTTCTGAGAGTATTACAGAGTATAAAATGCCTAAAGAAACTGACCCCGAATAACTTACTAATTTAACTTTTTTATTTACATAAACTTATTTATTTGATATATTTATTATAGTTTCTTTTAGTGTTGTCTTCGGAGACCTAAAACAAACTACTAGCCCTATAGGGCAACAAGCAGTAATAAACAAGAATACTGCTATTATAATCTTGCTTATTAAAAGGAGAAAATTAATGATGAGTTCGTATATAACAGATTGGGGAATTGATTCCCTTCAAAATACAAAAAAATACTATGTAGATGCATTAGTAAAGGAAGAGTCTTTATCAAAACCTTTACACTCATTTATAGACGCCCAAACAGAGTTTACTAAATCTGCATTTAAGTCTGTAGACTTATTTGTTCAAGCTTTAGGAGAGTCAGCACAAAGTTTTGCTAAAGGAGGTCTAAAATGAATATGAGAAATGCTTCTTTATTAGATATCAATAAATTTACCCCCTATGCGGTAGGATTTGATCGTCTTTTCGATCAGATGAATAAGTATTTAGACAACCAGGCACAAAGTACTGGGTATCCTCCGTATAATATAACTAATGTCAATAATCAATATACTATTGAGATAGCCTTAGCGGGAGTATCTAAAGAAGATATTGATATGGTAGTCACTGATAATGTACTATCTATTTCGTATAAACCTGATCAAAGTGATAATAACGCCGATTCGTGGGTGTACAGAGGTATAGCTAATAGAGGATTTACCCGTAAGTTTACTATTGCAGACGACATAGAAGTAAAAGACGCTCGTATGAGTAATGGATTACTTAGCGTGGTACTAGAAAGAATAGTTCCAGACACTAAAAAACCAAAAAAAATTGATATTTCGTAAAAATAAATAACAAGTAAGGGTCCCTATTAGGGGGCCCTTATCTATAACTTATAATGAGTATTCTATGATAAAAAAACACTTTTCAGACTTAGACAGATTAATGTTCACTAGAGAGAATAAGTATACTAAATCTTTTAATAAAGATAAAACTTCTTCTCCTATAATGTATCAAGTACTTAAATTTATAGACTTAGAACATCCTAATATTAAAAAAATATTAAATTGGTGCTCAGAGAACTGTAAATTTAGATATGATATATGTCAGTGGCATTTAGGATATGATAATAATATATTTTTAAGATTCCACTCTAAGGAAGACTATAACAACTTTTATACTTTTTATGATTCTAACTTTTTTTCTAGAATAGACGTTAGAATAGGAGACAGATAAATTGGAAACTAATATTGTTAACTCACAGCAAATGCTTCAAGGAAACTCTAGTATGCCTATGAATGAAGGTGATAAGTCTGTACAAGGTAATTCAAAAAACATGCCTTTTAATCCTAATACTTTTCCTAATGCAGAAAATATCAGACCCCCAAATACAGAAGAAAGAAGAGTAGTAGAACCCTCTACTCGAGCAGCTGTTATATTGAAAAAGTTTCAAGAGCTGCAATATATGTGGAAAGATTATAACAGTAAACTAAACGATAGGAGTTACGCAGAAAAAGCCTATCTAAGAGAAGAGTATGCTTTAAAATTAAGCGGTCGAGAATCAACAGTAGATATTAGTGTGTAAATGAAAATAATAAATTTTGAAAATAAACAGTATCCTGCTTTTCAAGCTACTGGAAATGCAGCTAGATTTGCTATTCCTTTTGCTAAAGAGCTTATAGGATTAGACAAAGTAGGTTATGATATAGGGTGTATGAAAAAAGAATGGTCTTATCCAGGGTCTATAAATATAGACATAGATATAGACGACCCTTGGGACGCCTATAATTTACCTGATTTAGAAGTAGATTATATATTTTCTTCTCACTGCTTAGAGCACTTGCCTGATTGGGTAGGAGCTTTAGACTATTGGAATTCTAAACTAAAAATAGGAGGAATTTTATTTTTGTATCTACCTCATAAGAGTCAGAAATACTGGAATCCTTGGAACAATAGAAAACATTATCACATGTTTTCTTCTTCACAGTTTAATAAATATTTTAAAAGTAAAAGTAAAAACTGGACTAATACATTTGTAACAAAAGGTCATGATTTAAATAACAGCTTCTACTGTGTAGCAAAAAAATACTGATAGTATTTGCATAGATACTTATTAAATGTTAATATATAATATAGCATTTAATGAGGTAACTAATGTACGCAGTGAAAAAACTAAATAAAAGCAATTTTGAAGTTGTTAATATATTAGAAGAGCCTAAAACTTACAAAGTTAGTAAAAATACACAAGGACACTATCAGTGTGATTGTATGGGTTTTGCTAGACAAAAAAATAAATTAGAACACAAGCATTGTTTAATGGTACAAGTTCTAGAAGATTTAGACTATGATAGCTTTGTGCTTGATACAGATAGAGAATGGAAAATTGTATCAGCACATACTATGCAAGATGCTATAGACAGTATAGAATCTTTTATTGATAGCTTAATGTGAAGAGGAAAATATGCTAGCTAATATTACTAATCTAAACACAGAATATTCTGATTGCACTATTTTAATAGATCCAAGCGATTCTTGGACTACAGATAAGACTATATCTGTTCTATTGTCAAGACTTTTAGCTAACTACTCAGAGTATTGCGAAGAATATCCTAGCGATTTTTCTTCTTTAGAAGAGTGGAAAATGGAAGTTAACTATCATTCAGATTGTTTAAGTGAGTATTTTTATTGTCAAGAATCAGATAATGCTGAGTTTGAAGCAATTCTTAAAGACACTAAAAAGTCTTTTAAATTTATCTCTGAATATTTAGAAGATTTATGGATAGTTAACGAATGACTGCTATAATATTTGATGTAGACGGTACTCTTACAGACCCTAGAGAAAAAATAGATCCTTTCTTTTTACAAGAACTTGTAGGATTATCTATGTCTTATAGTATTTATTTAGCTACAGGAAGCGACTACGTTAAAACAGAAGAACAACTAGATACGTGGTTTTTAGAGAACATAATTTCCTATAGTTTTAATTGCTCAGGAAACTCTGTATGGCAAAAAGGACAAGAAGTATATAGAGAAGACTGGATTACTCCTACCGAAGTATTAGATTGGCTTAACAGTGAACTAACTGAAAGTACTTTTGAACACAAGACAGGGTTTCATTTTGACAAAAGACCTGGTATGCTAAACTTTAGTATAGTTGGAAGAAATGCTACACCTCTACAAAGAGTATTATATTCTGAGTTTGACAAAAACACTAAAGAAAGGTTAAACTTATCTATAAAGTTTAATAATGCTTTTAAAGATAAATATAATATTACAGCACAGATTGCCGGAAGAACTGGTTTTGACATATATAGAGACGGTAAGGATAAGAGTCAAATATTAGATTACTTTGAAAATATTCCTATATTATTTTTTGGCGATGACACTCAAGAGGGCGGTAATGATCATACGTTAGCTAAAGCTATCGAAGAAAGAAACAATAAAGAAGATAAAGTATTTAAAGTATCTTCTCCTTCTGAAACAAGATATTTAGTTTCTCTTCTTTAAACACTTGTTTAAGATGAGGGGCTGGTCAAGTGATGCCAGTAAACCATAAAAATCACTATGGGTTATGTTAAACTATCCTATCCGAAAAAAATTGTTTAACCACTATTCTGCTAGTGTAACTAAGTCCGTTATTTCGGAAACGGCAGCAGATAAAAAGGCGTTCTAACTTATAGTAAGAGCGCCTTTTTACTTTTTTAATTATAAGGAAAATATAAATGTCTACCGTACATAAGATATTAAAAAATGCGTTAAAAAACATGAACTATGTAGGCTCCGGGTGTTATGCTGCTGCTTTTGATAGTAATAAAGAAATAGTTAAAATAGGAGCAGATATATTTGACCCTTATTTATATTATCTAAGAGAAATAAAATCATTAAAAAATACACATTTTCCTAAATTTCATAGTTTATATGTAGATAACTATAATGAGTTTTATACTGTAAAGCTAGAGAAACTATATCCTTTAAATGATAAACAACTTAAAGATTACGAACAACTATACGACTGGGCAGTAAAAGGAGAAGATAAACCTTGTTGGGCTAGTGAAGAGCTAGAAGAAGCTGTTAATAAGATAGTAGATTTAGCAGATGTAATATCTTTACAACCTTCAGAGGATTTAGAGTATGAAGGGCAGACAGGAGATTGTAGATTAGACCTTCATGAAGCCAATGTAATGAGTCGATCTGATGGGACATTAGTATTTACAGATCCTCTTTCAGATGCCCAAATGTTTGATGCCCCTGCTATAGAAGAGTGGATAGATGACTATCTTTATTATACCAATAAAAAGTAGTTTTATTCTTGCTTATTACTTATTTTAATAGTATTATGATTATATGATGAAAAAACAAATAAAATTTAATATAAAATCTGTAGAAGATTTACATAAACAAATGAATGAGTGGGTAGATGCAAATCTACCTATAGAAGAGATAAATAATACTAACTTAGCGGCTACAATGCTAAAAAGTATAGGAATAAAAGTATAGGTCTCTTAGCTCAGCTGGATAGAGCAAGTGCCTTCTAAGCACTAGGTCTCAGGTTCGAATCCTGAAGAGATCACCAAGATAGGCAAAGGGGAAAGCCTAGCGATTTCGCTAAACGTACCCAACAAAGGTCCTAGACATGGAAGAGTGGCCCTCTAGTCTAGTCCGGTATAAGCACTGGTACCGCATAACCCAGTCGGTTGCTGCATACGTCAAATGCAGATACGTGGGGAGGCACTGCAGAAAGCCTCCCCACCGATTCTATAGAGTTATATCTATGTAACAAAGGATACACTATGAGAAGAGGTACTAAGCCTAACCCCATAGATTATATTAAAGTAAGAATAGATCTACTACGTGAAGAAAAGAAAAAAAACGAAGATAATACTGCTCACTTAGTATTAGATAAAGCAATTTATGAGTTAAGTGTTGTTTTAGATCTTCTAATAAGATAGTAGTTATACTATTCCGGCGTAGCTCAGTGGTAGAGCAGTTGACTGTTAATCAATTGGTCGTAGGTTCGACCCCTACCGCCGGAGCCAAATTAGGGTCTGTAGCTTAGTGGTTAAAGCTGCCCGCTCATAACGGGTAGATCGTAGGTTCGAATCCTACCGGACCCACCATATATGGGTGAAGTGTTAATGGTTGCACATCGGATTCCAAATCCGAAAGACAGAGTTCGATTCTTTGCACCTATGCCCAAAGGAATATTAGTATGTATACAGTAGAATTTGATCATGATGAAGTAATTATAACTATATTAGACGACTCAGGAAGTTTACCAGATCTAATAATAAATAGTTATGACGATGGAGTATACATTACTCAAATGGATGAAGATGGTGATTATGATGATATACTTAACATAACTCCAGAAATGTGGCAAGAGTTGATTTTAGCTATAAACAGCTCAGAAGGAGCTTATGTTATAAAGAGATAAGCCCGCGTGATGGAATGGTAGACATAACAGACTTAAAATCTGTGGCCGCAAGGCGTGCCGGTTCGAGTCCGGCCGCGGGTACCAACCAGCGTGACAACTACGCACTCAAATATACTCCGGACTCTGTATTGGTTGAGAAATAGTTGTACTTGTAAGTCGTACTTTGTAGAGTATTTACTTATTATCTGAGGGGGTTATATAAGTAAACATTCCAAAGAGCGACCACAGCCCTCCTAGTTTTTTATACTAGGAGGGCTGTTTTACATCTAAACTTAATAAAATAAAATTTAACATTAGTCATAAATAATGATACTATAGAGTATATAAAATGTTTACAAAACAACAAATTGAAGAATTAGTAGAATTACTAGTGACGCTGGATTCTAATACAAAAATATATCTAGGCTGCGATTCTGTAACTTACTTTAAAAATAATAGAAAAAAAGCAAAATATGCTACGGTACTTATAGTACATAAAAATAGTAAAAATGGTTGTAAATTATTCTCTAATACCTCTTATGAAGTAGATTATGATTTAAAAAAAGACAGACCTAAAATGAGAATGATTTATGAGGCTAGAAAAGTTTGTGAATTATATATACAAGTAGCGCCTTTTATAGATGAGTTTGATATAGAAATACATTTAGATATAAACACAAATCCTAAGTTCGGATCTAATTGTGCTGCATCGGAAGCCGCTGGATATATTTTAGGTATGACAGGCATCACACCAAAATTAAAACCTTTTGGTTTTGCAGCGAGCTACGGTGCAGATAGTGTAGCCAAAGGTAGAGGAGTAGTTATTGTACCACACTAGAATTAAAAATCTAGAAATCTTTAATAAGAGACTTCTAACTATGATGAAGGATTATTCTATCTCTCTTAGAGAAGCTCTAATGTGGGATCACGAAGGTTTTGGTTTCTTAACTCTTGATGATTATCTGATAGTAAACGGAGTTACTTATACAAATGACAAAGAGTTCTATATTAGAATACTTATTAAAAAAACTCCTGATATAACTTTATCTGAGCTAACAGAGGATGACAAATGAAAATAAATACTCACGGTTTTGAAAAAGAAGAAAACGAGCATGATGTCATTGATAAAGGAGATAACTATGTACGATGGGGTATTACTCCTCGCGCTGTTCAAAGTGAGTGGGTAAAAAAACTAAAAAATAAAGCAGGAGAAGAGTGGAAATCTAGATGCACAGAACATTATGCGTGGAAAGCTGCAGAATACATTGAGTTTTTAGAAAATAAAGTACAACAGCAATTACTTAAGTCTGATGCCTTTATTGGTACTGATTACCCTCTTCAAGAAAGATATCATGAATATCTACTAAGAAAAACTAAAGAACAAAAAAATATATTTGACTAATGCCTAAGAAGAGTATATTATAAAGAATACAAAAATGACATCTTACTATATTGATATATTAGTACCTTCTGTTTCTTTAAAAGAAGTTTCCAGCACGACTATCGAAGACACAACGAGTAACTGCCTTTTTGAAGATAAAAAAGTGGTTATTTTTTCCGTGCCAGGAGCTTTTACTCCTACTTGCTCCTCTAAACAAGTACCTGATTTTGATAAAGAGTATGAACAATTCATTAAATTAGGTATTTCAAATATATATTGTATATCTGTAAATGACCCTTTTGTAATGAGTAATTGGTACTCTCATCTAGACATTAATAGTATAAAATTTATATCTGATTATAGTAGTTCTTTTACTAAAGAATTAGGTATGTTAGTAGACAAGAGTCATCTAGGTATGGGAATGAGATCTTGGCGATATGCCGCCCTCATAGACAATATGTTAGTAAAAGCTTGGTTTGAAGAACCAGGTCGTAACATATTAGGATCTTACAAAGATCCTTATGGAGAAACTTCTCCAAAGAAAATACTAGAATATTTAAAAATAAATATGAAATAACAGGAATCAAACCTGTATATAAGGAAAATTATTATGAATCGTTTATCACAAACTTTATTAACTACTACAGCTATTAGCTGTATGGCTTTTTCTGCTTTAGCTAATCCTATTACAGGTAGTGTAGAAGTAGAATTAAAAGAAAATTCGTCAGACAAATGGGCGTCAACTACTACTTTAGGAGCTTCTATGTCCTCAGAAGGTTCAGCTTTTGGAGGCTTTAATATAGAGTCTGTAGACGGTGCTACTTTTGCTTTAGACGAGTGGAATCTAGGAACTACCGTGGGTGAAGTAAGTGTGTCTTTAGGAAACCAAGGAGATATTTGGATCGGTGCTGAAGGTGAGCATACTATTGCAAATATGAGCATGGATGAAAGCTTAAGAATTACTATGGGTACTACCTCTGTAGCCCTAGAGTTTGAAGACTATAAGAATGATGTATCTGACATTGAATCTGTAGCATTAGCATCCACAGTAACTACTGGGGGCTTAGGTATTACCGGTGCTGTAGATTATGATCTAGACTCAGAAAATTGGGTTATCGGAACTAGAGTAGATATGGGTACTTACGGTACTGCACTAACCTACTCAGAAGATACAGAAAAATTAGCTTATGAAGTAGATGGTAACTTATCTGGTATTACTATGTATGTAAATGGTGATGAAGATGAATTAGCTCGTAACTTAGGAGCTTCTTATTTAGTAGATGTTTCAGGTTTAGATATTGAACCTAAATTAAACTATAATCTAGACGCAGAAGAACTAACTCCTAGTATTGTTCTTACACTAAACTTCTAATTAAGTAACGAACAGGAGCTCTCGTTATAAAATAAACTCCTTTTAACTTAATCTTAGAAAGTATCTAATGAAAAACGTTGATTTAAATAAATACAAGAATTTCGTAGAAAAAGTAACTTCAACAGAAAGTAATGAAGTTAGCTCTCTTACAGGGCGTCTATGCCAACTAGAAACTGATACGGGAGTTAATATTTCCTTACTTTTAACAGGAAGTATAGGTATTGCTAGTGAAGGAGGAGAGTTCAGTGAGATTGTTAAAAAATGTATATTCCAGGGTAAGCCTTTGGATGATGACACCAGATTTCACATCAAACGTGAACTTGGCGATATTGCTTGGTATTGGATTAATTCTTGTCGTGCACTAGACTTAGATCCTAACGAAGTAATAGCTGAGAATGTAAATAAGCTTAAAAATAGATACCCAGACGGTAATTTTAATGTTTGGTATAGTGAAAATAGACAAGAAGGCGACTTGTAGTGTCTTCTTTAGTTATAAGTGGTATAGGCTTTGTAGGGTCGGCAGTTATGTCGGCCCTTAGTCATGAGTATACTATACATATTTCTGATCCTAAAATAAATGATAATAAAGTTTTTGACTTTGATAATGCTAAAGGAGTTATACTATGTTTACCTACACCACAAAAAGACGATGGTAGCTGCGACTTAAGTTATATAGATGAAGTATTAAGCGAGTGTTACGATAATATACCTATACTTATTAAGTCTACTATGAGTTTAGATGGTTTTAGAAAATTACGAGAAAAATATTCTTTACTATCTATAACTTTTTCTCCTGAGTTTTTAACAGCTAAAAACGCAGAGACTGACTTTAAAAATCAAAAGACTATGTATTTTGCAGGAGATAAGAGTGCTTATTGGGCTTCTATTTTTACAACAGCTATGCCTAATTTAGTTACTAAAATATATGATAATATAGATACTCTTATACTAGCTAAATATTTTAGAAACTCATTTTTAGCTTTAAAAGTAGCTTATGCTAATCAAATGTTTGATGTTTGTGAAAAACTACATATATCGTTTGACGATTTAATTGATATTTTTGTAGATGATAATAGGATAGGCAATAGTCATACAAAGGTTCCTGGAGACGACGGAAGAGGGTTTGGGGGCGCTTGCTTTCCAAAAGATACCTCTGCGTTACTACATACTATGAATAGATACCAAATAGATTTATCTATACTAAATGCTGCAGTGAGCTATAATAATAAAATAAAGGAAAATTAATGTCAGGTCATTATATAGAAATAAAAGGTCATAAAATATTCGGGTACTCAAGGTATATACCTTTTTATGCTGATATAGTATCTAACTCTGAGGATGGGGCTCTTTTAGTAGAGGTAGGAAGTTTTTTAGGTCAGTCTACTGCAGCTATGGGTACCTTCATTAAAGAAAGTGGAAAAAGAATAGATTTCCATGCAGTAGATATATTTGAGCTGTCTGACTTTAGTGATGAGCCACATTTTGACGCTATAAAGCAGCATGGAGGTAACTTTTATAAAGTATTTGAAGACAATTTAATTGCTGCAGGTGTTAGAGATTATGTAAACCCAGTAAAAGCCACCTCATTAGAGGCCTCTAAGCAGTATGAAGATAGAAGCATATCCTTTCTAATGATAGATGCTTCTCATGCATATAAAGATGTAGTTGAAGATATTGAATATTGGTATCCCAAAATAAAAATGGGAGGAATTATATCAGGAGACGATTACGATTTTGAAGAAGTAGCCAAAGCAGTAAAAGATACTTGCGGAGATAACATAAAAGTTTATCCTAACACTACTTGGTGGTTTAGAAAAACTAAAGATACTTTACAGGAGCATAGAAATGTTAAATAAGTTAGTACTTACATCTATTTTATGTCTACTAGGCACTATGGCTGTATCCGAAATAAAAATGAGAGAATACAGAGACAGAGTTTGCTATGATGGAGATACTTGTTATATAATATACGAGTCTTTACCTAAGAGCCTGCAAAAAATGAGTGTTAGAATATTAGGAATAGATACTCCAGAAATAAAAGCTGAATGTGCTCAAGAAAAAGAGTTAGCGCTTAAAGGAAGAGAGTTTGCTAATCAGGCATTTAGATCTGCTAAAAAAATAGAGTTTAAAGATTTAAAGTGGGACAAGTACGGAGGAAGAATATTATCTAATGTGTACCTAGATGGTGTTCTTTATTCAGATGCTATCATAAAAGAAGGCCTAGCAAGAAGTTATGATGGTGGTAAAAAAATATCTTGGTGTGAGGCATAGCTTATGGGTACAGAAGGAAAAAAATTATGGAAAAAGGTGAAGAAAATGGATCTAGGAAACCCGGTAATAACAGCCCTTGTTGGTCTGGTTATTTTTTATATTGGACTTAAGACGTTCTCAGGGGGAATGAAATCTATGGGTAATATGGAGCATTTAAATTGGTTTTTAGGTAGTCCAATATATATGTTCTTTGGAGGGATTATAATGACTCTTTTATGGCAGTCATCATCGCTGTCTACTACTGCAATTATAGCTTTAGTAGCCGCAGGAGCTCTACCCCTACCTGCTGCTATTGCTTGTGTGCTTGGTGCTAACATCGGTACTACAGGTACTATATGGCTAGCAGGGCTATTTGTATCTGATGGGATGCCGAAAGGTGATACCCTTAGAATAGCTATAGCCCACACAGGAATGAACTTACTGATGGCCATAATGCTATTGCCTTTTGTAGGCAGCTTAGCTAAGATATTAAATAAGTTTTAATACAATGAGAGTAGGATTTACCTGTAGTACTTTTGACTTACTACATGCAGGCCATATAATGATGTTGAGAGAAGCTAAATCTCAGTGTGACTATTTAATAGTAGGCCTTCAATTAGATCCTAGTTTAGACAGAAAAGAAAAAAACTCTCCTATACAAAGTATAGTAGAAAGACAAGCCCAGCTATCAGCTATAAAATATGTAGATGAAGTTTTATTATATAGTACAGAATCTGATCTTTTAGATATACTTAATATGTATCCTATAGATGTTAGAATATTAGGAGAAGAATACAGACAAAAAGATTTTACAGGAAAAGATGAATGTAGAAATAGAGGTATTGAGCTATATTTTAATAAGAGAGATCATAGATTTAGTTCTAGCGATTTAAGAAAAAGAGTATGTGAAAAATAAACACTTTAGTTAGCTATATGTCTATAGATTATTTAAAAAAATAATTGACAGTTTAGCCTTTTATAATATATTATTAATAGTAATCTAAAAAAAGGAACATAAAGATGGCTAAAAGAAAAGGTGGTAAGTCTAAAGGCAACGTATCAGCGGGCGTTCATTCTAATGTTAGTAAGTCTTTACGCAAAGAAATGCGTAATGATTATATGAACTCTGGCGATCGAATTGTTAACCAAATGAAAGCATTACGCCAAGGAAAACGCGTAATGGTAACTATCTCAAATCCTAATAAATCTGAAACTAATAAACCTTTTATCCGAGTTACAGCACAAGAAGCAGGATGGAAATCTGGTGGTTCTTTTGCTAGACAAGGAGCATAACTTTGACACTTTTTGAGCTTAAAGATATTCTGTATATAATTTTTATTGTTACTGCTTGTTGGTATTCATACAGAAAAGGATTTATCGAAGGTCTAGATAACGGCGTAGATAAATCTTTAATCTTTCTAGATAAAAAAGGATATATTACTCTTACTAGAGACGACAATGGAAATATTGTAGAATTCGAAAGTAACGAGTAATGAAGTACTCAGATATCGAGCAGTATGAAGATATTGCAAAACATTATATTAATGTCTCTTCTAAAGAGATCTGCAAGTTGATAGACCTTCACGAATTTGAATTAGCTTTTTATAAACTGGATTGGTCTAAACGTAGATGCTCTTCAAGAGGAGGATGGTATCCTAATAAAGGCGGTGCTGGCATCAGCATCGCTATGAGTGCTACAACCAACATAAAAAAAGGCAAAGTTTCTAAAGTATATGAGTATGCTTCTTTTCAAGACTGTCCTGTAATAGGGAGTATATATACAAAAAATACGGAAGATAAAATTGCCCTACACTGTTTACATGAAGTAGCTCATGCTGCTCAATACTGGTCTAAATATTTAAAAGGTAAATCTGCGGGAAAACCGCATGGAGATATCTGGAAATCATTATATAGGCACCTTAGAGTAAATATTCTTAATCCTTCTTTAGAAGATCAAACAACTCTTAAAAAAGAATATGAAGAAATAATATCTTCTATAAAAAAAGTTAGAACTAGAAGTTATAGTTTAACTGGGCAAATAGCAGCCTCTAAATAGCTAGGAGAACAAATATGAAATTTAATTTTACCGTTGAAATGTTGAACGAGCTTATAGGCAAAGGCAACAAAGAAGTACCTGCTTGGTATAAAGCTATAGTAGATATTTTACCCAAATATAATATAGACACCCCTGAAAGAGTTGCTGCTTTTATAGCTCAGTGTGCCCATGAAAGTAGAAACTTCACAGTATTAGAAGAGAATCTAAATTATAGTGCTTCTGCCTTAGAAGCTGTATTTACAAAATACTTTAGAGACAGATCTTCTAAAGCTTATGCTAGAAAACCAGAAGCAATAGCTAATGTAGTATATTCTAATAGAATGGGTAACGGCAGTGAAAAAACTGGAGATGGTTGGAAATTTAGAGGTAGAGGTATTATTCAGTTAACAGGTTGTAATAATTATACCGCTTTTGGAGAATCTATAGATAAAGATGTAGATCAAGTTATAAAATATGTACAAACTAAAGATGGCGCATTAGAAAGTGCTTGTTGGTATTGGAATTCAAGAAATATTAATAATGCAGCAGATGCTAAAGATATCGTAAAAGTAACAAAACTTATTAATGGTGGTACTATAGGATTAGAAGATCGTAAAAAACACTATGAGCATGCCTTAGAAGTATTTGGGGTTAAAAAAGTATCTACAAAGACTCCTACAAAGAAAGTAGAAAAAGTAACACACACTTTAGTACATATTCAAACAGCTTTAGGATTAAAAGCAGATGGGATATCAGGACCTAAAACTAAAGCAGCTATAAGTGCTTTTCAAAAAAGAAAAGGGCTTACTCCTGATGGGATAGCTGGACCAAAAACACTTAACGCACTATTCGGAGATTAAAATGTATGTAAGAATGACAGTAAACTCTAATCATGATGATTGGGAAAAAGATGCTTCTGGTAGAATCCCAGACATTGAAATGAGTATGGAATACGATACAGGAAAAGTTCCTACTAGTGAAGAACTTAAAGATTTATTTTCTAGATTTTTACTATCAATTACTGCAGAGCAGCATACTTCAAATAAGCCTAAAGCTAATAGGGAATTAGGAAGTGGCTAAAAAACATAATTTAAAACAATTAGAAGACTTTGCTAGAGACTGGGGTATTTATAAATGGATGCACGCAGATAACCCAGATAATGAACCTGTCAGGTCTAACAAACACAGAAAACCTTACAATAAAAACTTTAATAAAAATAAGAAAGGTTTTAAAGGAAGAAAATAATTAATGGCCGTTAACTTTCCAGACTCTCCAGCAAATGGAGACTCATTTAGTGTAAATGATACTACTTATGTATATAACGCTACTGCGGGTTACTGGGATATAACATCTACAGTACAGGCTTCTGCAAGCACCAGTACTAATGCCCCTTCTAATCCTTCTTCTGGAGATTTATGGTTTGACCCTTCTAGTCTCACTACTTATATTTACTATTCTGACGGTACCAGCTCTCAGTGGGTTCCCGCAAATTCTGTAGGAGCAAGAGGCGCACCTGGACCAGGGTACCCTACTGCTTATTATTCAGTAGACTACACTAGTACCGCTACAGGAAATGTAGTTTTTAATTCTAGTAGTTCTCCTACCCTACCTTCTTATACTGTAGGTAAGGTTAACGCATGGGTCAATGGAGTACTAAGATCAGACATAGATGCAAGTGACGGTTCTAATGTAGAAATATCTTTATCTACAGGTGATGAGGTTCAAATAATTAATTTTGGGGATACTGATATATTAGACCCTACCGCCTCTTCTAATGACCACACTACATATACTACTTTATCTAGTTTAATAGATACTGTACAAGCAAATGTTACCTCAGCTGGATCAGGTGTAGCGGTTTATGCTACACCTGATCTTTTGCCATTATCAGGTACTGATGCGGGAGACCAAGCATATGTCAATTCTACCAATAGGCTTTATATTAACAATGGTGCTGGCTGGTATAGCATCGGTCTTGTAAATAGTAGTCCAAGTATTACAAGCGTATTAGATGAAGATTCTAATGCTACACCCTTTACCTTATCAACTGACGGATCAGCTAGTGTTATAACAATTACTGCAACCGATCCAGAAGATGTACCATTAACTTATACCTATTCTGTTACTGGTGGTTCACTAACTAATGGTGGGGGTACAACTGCAACCATTGTACAAGGCACAGGATCTAATACTAACAAGTTTACCGTTACGCCCTCTACTATCGAAGCGTATGCTGGTACATTCAGTCTAACATTTACAGCTTCAGATGGAATTAATACTGCAACGAGCGCTAATAGCTTTACATTACAGTTTATTACTATAGTTTCTAATAGTAAGTATACAACTTTGTTAGCTACCGCAACTGGTACTTCCGATAATAACAATATTACAGACGCTTCTACTAATAACCATTCAATCACTGTAAACGGTGATGCCTACGCTGGTACGTTTAGCCCTTATAGAAGTGGGGGTTATTCAACATCTTTTGATGGTACTGGTAACACTTGGTTTAAATTTCCTACCAGTACAGACTTTAATCTTACAGACCAATCTTTTCATATTGGTTTCTGGTGCTATCCTAAAGTATTAGGAGATTATGATACAATAATTGCACAGATTGGAACAATGGGAATAGAACTTCTAAGTGGTTCTATGAGAATGTGGCTAGGAACAGGCACGAACGGCACTTGGAATTTACTTAATGCTGCCCAGATTTCAAATACTTTAAATGTAAATGAATGGGCATATATTACTGTAGTTAGAGATACAGACAACAATACATTAAAGTCATATCATAACGGCACTTTAGTATATAACAATACAAGTTTTACTGGCACCGTAGGTGATAGTACTAACTCAATGGATATTGGAAAATATAACAATAGTAATATCAATTCTTGGAACGGATATATTAGAGACCTTAGATATAGAGTTGGCACTGGTTCTGAAGATACTTCAAACGCTGTACCAACAGAAGCAGTTACATCAGAAGATTCTTTAACAAAACTTCTTACGTGTCATTCACCAATCATTAGTGATGGTTCATCTAGTGCGAGAACACCCGAAGGCAAGATGATTAGTGGAAGTATGACTGCTGGTTGGAAAGTTACAGAACCCTTCTCACCCTACGATTACACTGAATACTCAGCAACAGATCACGGGGGGTCAGTACATTATGATGGGTCAAACGATGATATTACAATTACAGATCATAGTGCTTTTGATTTAAGCACTGTAAATTGGACTGTTGAGTTTTGGTGGAACCCTAAAAGTGTAAACACAAATGAAGGCCCAATGAGTGTGGGCTATGGATCTGGTAGCACTCCAACAGGTTTAAAGTTTTCATGGGAAAACAATAAGCTGTACGCATTTTCTATGGACGGCTCAACTCTGCAGACGGGCCTTTACCACGATGCTACTGCTGCTAGTTTGATTAATAGATGGAACCACGTTGCAGCGGTTTATAATGGGACAAATACGGATTTATATCTAAACGGTGTTGCTTCAGGCCGTGCGCAATCAACTAACTTTGGTGAAAATAGCTCTGACGATGTGAGAATTGGCTCTGTACGCCGTTTAAGCTCTATACATTATTCAGAATGCTCAATAAGTGATGTCAGAATTGTAAAAGGCACCGCTGTTTACTCTGGTAACTTCACTCCACCAACAGGCCCACTAACGACTACTGGTGGAACATATCCAAGCACTACTAATGTAAACACCAGCATCACGGCAAGTAATACTTCACTGCTTATCAAAGGTACAGACGCCTCAATTATAGATAAATCTCAAGTAAATAATTTAAAACTGATTGGGGGCCCTGCAGGTTCAACTACTCAGGCTAAGTTTAGTAATACTAAGTCAATAGACTTTGGAGATGGAAGTTTATCATATGTAATGGAGGTGCCATCAGGAGCAGGTTACACAGGCGAGTTTACGATAGAATTTTGGATGTATAACACATTCGTTACAAGCACATGGCAATCATTAATATCTAATAGCTATGTAAATGGTAGTGAGTATTTTAGATTTTATAAGAATAATGGGAGTGGAACATTTGCTTTATATCATAATTCAACTAGTGCTAAATTAACAGGTATTGGTAATATAACTAATAATACGTGGACTCATGTTGCAATTGTGAGAGATTCTTCTAATGATATAACAGTTTATCAAGACGGTACTAGTATTGGTAGTTATAATAATAACCAAATATTTGGTACAGCTTCTAATCCTATCAATGTTGGAAAAGGTGGGGTAGGAGATACTACAAACTATCCTATGAGTGGATATATCCAAGATTTAAGAATCACTGATGGTTTAGCTCGCTACACCGCAAACTTTACACCGCCAACAGCACCATTAGAAGGTTAATAAAAGGATAAAAGAAACATGGCAATAAACTTTCCAGATAGTCCTACAAACGGGCAGCAAACTTCTGCAGGAGGAAACACCTGGCAGTATAATAGTGCTAAATCAGTTTGGGAAAAGACTTTAACTAGTGGTAGATCTAGCTTAGGTATCGCTACTTATGCAAATATTTCAGATTTACCTCTTAGTGGGGTATCTGCAGGTAAACAAGCCTTTGTTACGGGATCAAATAGACTTTATATTAGTAACGGCACTGGATGGTATTCTATTGGATTAGTAAATACTAACCCTGCTATTACTTCAGTTCAAGATTCTGCAGCAGGAACAACTCCGTTTACTTTAACGACAGATGGCACCGCAACTGTAATTACTATAACTGCTGCAGACCCAGAAGGATTCCCATTAACTTATAACTATTCTGTTACTAGTGGTTCACTAACTAATGGTGGTGGTACAACCGCAACTGTTGGCCAAGGTACTGGTGAGGGTTATGCTATAGCAAGCGCTTCTCTGCTAAGCGGAACTCATACTGTTAATGCGAATGTAGGAGCGCTTACATTTAAACCAGATGGTACTGAAATGTATTATGTGGGTACTCATAATGATCGTGTTAATAGGCATACTTTAAGTACTGCTTGGGATGTAAGTACAGCAAGTTTTGTAGGATCTAGTCCAAACACTCTTAGTCAGGTTAGTCAATTAACTGATGCTAAGTTTAATAATGACGGCACTAAAATGTATATGGCTGATAAATCTACCAACACTATATATCAATATAGTTTAAGCACTGCTTGGAATATTGGTACGGCAAGTTACGATAATAAATCATACGATTTTTCTACTCAATTAACCAGCGATGAATTAAATTGTTTTGTATTTAATAACGATGGTTCTGCCGTGTATCTAGCAGAGCTTGGGACTAGCAGAGATATTTTTCAATATACTCTAAGTACTCCTTTTGATATAAGCACCGCATCTTATGCTAGTAAAAGTCTTAGTCTGGCCTCTGTAGCTTCAAATGGTTATATTGGAAGACAGTATTTTCAATTCACTAATGATGGCAGTAAATTATTCTTAATTCATACGTTTCATCCAGCTGGGTTTGTAGGAAAAATTTATGAATATAGTTTAACAACAGCATACGATATAAGCACTGCATCTCATACCAGCGTTACTTATACACCTACTGGTATAACTACAGGTCGTTCTGCTATAGCATTTAAACCTGATGGCTCAAAAATGTTTATAATGGGTACGGATAATCATACTACCATTTCTCAATTTAACTTGCCTGTTTATAATGCTAATCAATTTACAATAACTCCAACAACTACAGAAGCGCATGCTGGTACGTTTGAACTAACTTTTACTACTAGTGACGGTATCAACACAGCTACAAGTGCTAATAGCTTTACATTAAATTTTATTACTATAGTTACTAATAGTAAATATACTACCTTATTAGCGACAGCAACTGGTACGTCAGACAATAATAATATTACTGATACATCTTCAAACAATCATACTATTACTGTAAATGGCCCTGCCCACGCTGGTACGTTTAGCCCTTATCGGAGTGGTGGGTATTCTACTTATTTTGACGGCAACGATTATTTAACAACTACACAAACTACCCCATTAGGAACGGCAGATTTTACTATTGAAGGTTGGATAAATTTTGATAATGTTGGTGGAAATAGAACCTTTATGACTTTAGATAGCACGACACAACTATATTTTAGAAATAACGGATCATCTATTGCGATATATAAAAACAGCAGCGCATATAACTTTTCTACTGGAACACCAGAGGTTAATACTTGGTATCACTTTGCTTTTGTAAGACAGTCAGGATCTGTAACTTTATATTGGAATGGTCAGTCTAAAGGTTCTACTAGTCACGCGCATGATTATACTATTGGAAATCTACACATAGGATGCTGGTCGGCAATAAGTGAATTTTTTCAAGGACATCTTACGGATATAAAGATATCAAATACAGCAGCATATACATCTAATTTTTCTGTGCCAACTGAAAGATTATCTTCTGATTCATCAACTAAACTGCTTATTTGTCACCTACCGTACATTGCTGATGGTTCTAATCTTAATGAGACAATCGCAGTAAACGGCGACCCCACTACAAAACCATTATCACCCTACGACAATTTAGAATACTCAGCAACTGATCACGGTGGGTCTGTGTATTTTGGAGGCGGTACAAGAGAGCATTTATCAACATCATTGCCTGCATTTGGTACTCAAGATTTTGAAGTAGAATTTTGGATTTATGGAGGAGCATTAACTTCTAGCACTTGGTATACCTTGTTTAGTAGAGACTATAATGTAAATGGAAGTTTTAGAATATATTGTGCTGCTGGTTCGGATGTGGATAAATTTATATACATAGCTAATGGGACAGCATATAATTATACTTCAGCTGGAAAAATAAGAGATAATGTTTGGAATCATATATTACTTTCCAGAGTCTCTGGTACAGCAAAATGGTTTATAAACGGTATTGAAGATACTTCTTGGTCTGATTCACAAAATATGACTAGTACTGCTACCCTATATATAGGAGACACTGGAGCAGATGAGACTTCTAATTCGTCATATCCATTTGTAGGTTATATGTCAGATATTGCAATTAGAATGGGCGGTAGTGGGTATAGAACATCTAGCTTCA